CTACGGCATCCCGCCCACAAACCCGCTGGTCTCTCCGCCATCAATAATGGTGATGCGCACGCCTGACCGGCGACAGCGCGGGCAGGCCAAATGCTTCGCGACCTCATCCATCCTCACGTCGCGGTGGACGACTTTGAGCAGCAGTTGGACCGGGCTCTGAAGCCATGTGTGGCGGCAAGCTATGCACGTCGCCTCCACGATCACCCCATCGTCCAGATCGCGCAGGGATGTATCTTCCAGCCAGGTCATCACCAGAAATCCTCCGCGCTGGGGATGCGATTGTACGCGATTTTGCCGCCTGCATATCCGCCCGGTGGGGGTATCCATGGCCCTGTCGTGACCACGCGCTTGCCAAAGCGTCGATTGAGATCATCGATCGTGCGGGTGATGAGTTCGGCCTTCTGGCGGCCCTTGTCATCATCCAGAAACAGATCGCATTGGCGCTCGCCTGCGGGCGAGAGATCGCCCAGCGTCACGCCCACCGATATAATTTTGACCCGGAGTAGCAGGCCCTCCTCTGCCCGCTCCCATAGCTCGCCCAGCGCGCGCAGAATGGCTTGATCGTCCTGCACACCGTGCAGCCGGATATGCGAGCCCCATGATTGGTCGCGCATCATCAGCCAGAGGGAGAGGGATTTTGCGCGAAACCCTGCCCGCCGCATCCGGCGCGCGGCTTTGGTCAACAACATCCTAGAGCAGGCGTGCGCGCGGGCCATGGTGCGCCACTCAGGAGGCAGCACGCGGCTATGGCCGAACATGCCACGCGAGGTAGGCATCGCGTGCAGCGCATAGCCATGGAGCGCGTACCACATGCGCTCGCCAGTGACATTGCCCCACAGCGCCCGCATCTGCTTCGGCTGGGTCGCCAATAGACCTGCCATTGTGGTGATCCCGGCGCGCGCAAGCCGCTCCTGCATTCGTGAGCCGATGCCCGGCACATCCGAGAGCGGGCGTGATTCCAGCGGGCCCGGCATATCGCGCGGAGCCCAGATCGTGACTCCGTTCGGTTTATCGACTTTGCACGCGATTTTCGCGAGGAGCCGGTTGGCTGCAAACCCAACCGAGCAGGTGATGAACGGCCCAATGTTGCGGGCGATCCGGCCTTTGATGCGCGCGGCCAGATCACGCGGCGCGGCAATCGCGCGGGCGTCGAGGCGGCACGTCAGTTCGTCGATGGATTTGACCACCTCGATAGGGATTTCGCAGGCGATCTCGTTTAGCAGGGCGTTGTGCGCGCGGCGGTAAAGGTCTGGCCGCTGGGGCACAAGCACAATGTCCGGGCACAGTGCCCTCGCCTCGCGCACCAGCATGACGTTTTTGACGCCGCGCGCCTTGGCCTCGCGGGAGCAGGCTATGACGCTGGTGGAATTGGCCGCATCGGTCGGGAACGGGATCACCCCCACAGGCCGACCCCGAAGCTCAGGCATGACCTGCTGCATGACGGATGCAAAAAATCCATCAAAATCAAGGTATAAGACCTCGACAGTCTCCGGTTTTCGCATCTGTTTCGGCCTAATTCAGAACCAGAACAGAGTGAGAACAAACAGGGGGCGAGTCCAGCCGCTAGATGTTGGGGGCATAGGAGGGCCCGGCGCCAAGGGGGGCAAGGCACCAGGCCAGCCACGAAGGGGCTTTGGGGGCTACCGCCGTGGGCGATTGTTGAACGGCGACCGGCGCAAGACGTTCCCGGAGGTCATCGGATCGGTTAAAAACCAAGGGCCTGAATTGGTGGAGCCCATCACGCTATGAAGGTCAAAGTGGACGGAAATGGCCCCATTTTCATCCAATTTCGCTGCAGAAACACGAATTTAACCGTTTGGGCTGACATTTTGGCACGCGGTAGTTGAAACCACACCCAGATTCATGGCACTTCGGGGCCAACTACTTCCGCGGGATCGGAGCAACCCATGGACGACCAATATCTTATTGAACTGAACGGCGAGCGCAGAGACGACGGCACGGTGTTCATCGTCAGCCCTGATTTGCCTCTTTTCAGCGTCATTGGCCATAATGAGCAGGCCGCCATCGATCATGCGATGAAGGTTTTGCCGGAATATCTGAAAGCAAACGTTCCTGATTTTGTTGAATTGCGCGAGCTTCATCACGCTCAGCGTGCCCTCGGAATTCTCACCGAGAAAGCAGCCTCTCCTTTGCCTGCACACGTGATCGCAACCATTACCAAAGCGCGGGACCATGCCGCCAGACGTCCATAGAGAAACCGCCGCGAGCGAATTACGTGCTCAAGGATGTAAGTTAGAAAAGACTGATAGCTGGGGGGAATGGTGGGTTGGCCCATGGGGTGGACCTACGTTTTTCATCCAGCTACGTGGCGAAAATCGCCAATTCGTAGATGAGCAACAGCTTCGATACACGCTCGCTCAAATAGCTCAGTACCGCCCCCTTAAAGTTCGCGGCAGCATTCAGTAAATCCGCCCTCTCCAGAAACAGAAAAGCCGCCCACCCGGAGGTGAGCGGCTTCTGAATGCTTGCTGCGGCACCCTAGTCGGCACCCTTTCGGGTCGGCGCTCTCACAAGGATTTTACGCACCTGGTTACCCAACGTCTCTTCGCGACAGTGGCTCTGCGAAGAGTGCTTGCCACGTTAGCCGCCGCAGCAATTCCTTATATCACGCCGCGATTCTACGACGCAATCGAACTATCCGGAACGTCGCCAGAAAGAGCCGCTTTCACATCGTCGATGTGGAGACATTCCGCCAAGTTTGGTGTCACGCCGCCGTTCGGAATGACCGCCAGACTTCCATTGCAAGTATCGTTGCCAGCAACGGCGTTAAAAAGAATGCCAACCACAGGCGCTTGATAGGCGCCAAGGAACAGAACCTTATCGCCATTCTTGGCTTCACGCCCATTCTTGTAGTGCATAGGAGGAGTGGTCCTTTAACGAGAGAGATTCCGGATTCCGTCCGGCGCGGGTTCTTTTGGCGGCGCTCACACCGCGAAGCTATATTTCCAATCCACCGTACTGCCATTGGCGCGCATGTCTTCGATCATCGCGGGCACCAGGGCGGAAAGTTTTTCGCTCACCGGCTGGTTCAGCGCCATCGCGCCAAAATAGACGCCGATATATTCGCCCGCCCACGTCTTCGCGAAAGTATTATTCGGCGCGAGTTCGGCCCATGTCGTCACTGGCGTGGCGGTGAGAGTCCATCCGTCACCCGCCTTCGGCGCACCGTTCAGCGTGAACGAAAAGCCGTTACCCTTTCCGGGGTCCGGCTCACCATACTGCTTTGCCACAACGCCCTTGGTGAGGCGCCCACCAGGCGACGCGATGGAAAAATTCGTATCATCCAACATCAACAATGTGTGCTCGCCAATCTCACTGCGATCACCCAGCAAGCCCGGCCAGCCGCAGAAGACGAGGTTCTCCACCACACCTGTTCCGGTATTGTCGACATATTCGCCGCAAGACGCATTGGCCCCCGCGATATAATACCAGACAGGTTTGTCGGTGCAGAAGCCGGAAGCCGGATCGCGCCGCGCAATCAGTTGTTTCGCGCGCCACTCGAAAATCTCCTGCCAATCGGCAAAGCGCCCGCTGCCCACCATCATGCCGAACACCTGCGCGAGAAAGTCCTCCTGCCATGAGCCGAAGCCGTTTTTATGCGGGCCGGATGAGAAGACGCTGGCCTTGATGGTGGTACCATGCACAAAATTCTCGATCAGAAAATCACGATTGCGATCAAGGACCATCTTCCAGAACGCTGTCGGCAACAGCGTCGGATCGTCGATGTGCAGCGATGCGAAATAGCAGAACACCACAGAGCGCAGCATCCACGCATAAGCGCGTTCTTGCCCGTAATCGAGCACAAAAGATTTGCCGCCGAATTTCTTTTGCCACGCGGCGCGCAACGGATCACCATCCCCATGCTCGGCGCCGAGATAGAAATTGGTTTGATACATCAGCTCCCGCACATGGTGCGGATCACCGGTCAACATGAACGGCACATAACCAAGGCAAGGATGATGCGCATCGTCCGGCATGATAAATTCAGGATAAGCCCTGTCGGATTTCATCACATAGAGCGGCGGCTTTGAGTTCGCGCTGTCAAACAAATTCGCGGTCGGCACGGCGCTGAAATCGTACATGCCGAGATTCGCATTATCCAAATGCCACGGCCCAGTGCCCGATGCTTCGGCCCACATCATCATGGACCGATAAGAAGCCGCATCGCGCTGGCCCAGGTAACGGCTGGTGCCTTCCGGGTTCACCCCGAAATCGCCGCGGCCGCCCGTTTGCCCCATGTAGGGCGTCAGATTGGAAATGCGCATCGGCGCATAATCACTGGCCTGTGCGGCATTGATGGTGGTGAACGGATTGCGCGCATAGGCAGGAATGAACCCTTGCGCGACCAGTTCATCCACGCTGCGAGCCTGAGGCCGGTCAGATGTCGCGGCGCGCCATTCGGCCAGCCAGAAATGGCAAGGAATATCGAACCGGCCAAGAGATTCCTCACCCGCAAACATTTCCGCGGTATAAGCGCCCATGGTGGCAGGCGCGTCATTGCTGGGGTCGCCATAACGCAGCGTGATTTCCACCCGGTCGCCATCGACACCAAAAAAAGCGCGCCACAACCCATCAGGCGAAACCGCGCACGCGCGCAATTGCGCGATACCGGCAAAACCGACCACGGACGAATGCACAACGCCAGTCTCAATACCGCGCAGGACCAACGGCTCCGCACCGTCACGCATGATGTGGACAGATAAATCGGCAATCTGCACATTCGCCCCAAGCGATGGCACCGCCAATTTCGGGATGATCTGCCCGGTCGAAATGGGCGCGGCGGGGTCATCAGATGCGGGCGGTGTTGGTGTCTTTGGCGCGGATGGCGCGGAGACGGCGGGCATTGTGCCTTCTGGCAACGGCACAGGCTGTTCAGGCCAGACTTGCGTGGCCGCCTTGGCATTCGCGATGTAGAGCGCGATGCAGCCGGTGAGATTGATGGCCTTCCCGGTGGCGTGTGTCTCTTGAAAGACCGGGGCGCCGGTCACTGGATCATCGGCCTTGCGCTTCCACCAATCGGCGCTGCTGCCGTTCTGGACGAGCACAATGGTGTTGCCGGTGCCGGGCTGTTCAGCGTTCTTGTCCGCAACTGTGATGCGCACGACATTGACCACGGGCGCAACGGGATCGAGTTCCGGTTCGGCCGGAACAGGATCAACAATGGGCGCCGGATCGTCGGTCACGGGCGTGGTGTCGGACGGCTGATCACCAGACGGATCGCCGTCATCGGTATTGCCGCCACCATCTGCCGGGAGCGGGTCAGCCTGTCCCGTATCCGCCGGTGCCGGGTCCGTTACGACCGCATCCACGAAAGCGACAAAGGCGTCGGCCAGCGCGCGCGCCAAATTCATTACTTCTTCGTGCGATTTCATGTCTGCCTCGATTATTGGAGCCGCCGCGCTTCAATCGCGGTCAGTCGGTTTCCTTGGTCATTGAGTGATTTTCCTTGGTCGGCGAGAAGCTGCTCGACCTTGGACAGGCGAGAATCCCAGTCCTGATTTTTCTGAACGATGACCTGCACGCGGGCATCGACGGTATTCAGCGTCCGCCCCTGCTCTTTCTGGGCGTCGGAAATCGCGACGGCATAGGCGAGGATCGCGCCTAGCAATGTCGGTACGGCCAAACGGAAAAAGGCGACGAGGTACCCCCCATCGCCGCCGATCTTCATGCGTTCCGAAGCGTCGCTATTTGCCATTGGCTTTCTTCCCCCAGTCACAAAGCCGCTTTCCCACAGCGTTGTGTGCCTTGACCTCAACAATCGTTTGATCGGTGTCGAGCACCGCCCAGCCAATGGGCTTTGCAACGTCACAAAACGTGGCGCGCTGGGGCGGTGGCGCATCACTAGCCCCGCCTAAACCCGTCGTCGTCGCGCAGGCTGTCAGGATGAGCGTCAAGCTCGCTACGCAGATCGTCGCGAACAGCCTGTGCCTGTTTGATGTCATCCACTGCTTGACTGGCTGCATCTCTTTGCGCCTCCGTGTAACCGAGTTGCTTTTTGATCTGGTCGTTGCGCCAATCCTGAAATGCGTCTCTGGCCAGCCCCGCGAAGCTGTCCAGAAACGGTTTCAGAAAGGCGAAGAGGGCTTGGAGCCAACTCATTACGAGGTGAGCCCAATGTCCGCCGCAATGTCCTTGAAGTTCGGCGCTGACGCGCCTTCATCGAGCGGGAGGCGTGCCCAAATCTTCTCGGCCACCTTGTCGGGACCGCCCAGCCAGTCGATCAGCCACGATGCGCCGTGGTCGATGGCGTATTGCAGGGCCTTCGCCGTGACTTCGAGCCCAACATCGATGGTGAGGGTTTTGCCCGCCACTGCTCCGCTCACCGCATTGATGCCAAATCCCACCGCCCGATTGAGCAATTGCTCAACGCGCAGGGAGGCGAGGATCGCATAAAGCTGGGCGGGCAACTTGCGCAGCGCAGCCATGATGATCGCGGCCAGAAGCAGGCCCACATACTGGGCCGCCTCAACAACGGCAGAGCCCCACGCGACATGAACCTGGGTGGCTTCCGACGCCATGGCGGGGGAAAACAGGATGGGCGACAGCCCAATGACGAAGAATAGCGCGAGCACGACTAGGCCCGCGCCGGTGGCGAGTTTTCTCAACATATCAATCTCCAATGGATACCCGGATGCCGCCGGGCGCGGGGTCTCAGGCTTCGTTGGTGGTGACGGCGCCGGTTGCGGCCAGATGGATGGGCCGGACATTCAAGGGCTGCACGCGATAGATGGGGCGGCGCGCGGCAACGAGTTGAGCCTTCGCTTTGCGCATGATGGTCACGGCGTTGGACTGGTTGCCGCCGAGGATGTGGAAACAATCAGCGTCCTCGCCCACATACAGCGCGACGTGGCCGCCGACCGTTTGGCCCTTCGCATTGGCCCGTTTGAACACCAGAACGTCGCCCAGTGCAGGCTCTGGCGATTTGGCGCCAAACCCGGCCCAGTTCATCGCCCACAGCGGATAGTCGGGGAATTCCTTGCCTCCAAGGTGCGCGCAATAGGCCATGAACAGGCCGCACCATGCGATGTCATCGTCTGAAAAGGCGCGGACCCCGGCAGCCTTGATTGGCGAGATCGCGGAGATGGCCGTGCGCATCCGCATGATCGTCGGATTGCTGCCCGGCCCCTGCACCTCATGAGTGCCGTAGAGAGTTAGCGCCGCCGAAATCAACTTCGGGCTGCCATTATTGGCGGCCAGCGTTTCGAGCAACCATTTGTAGCGGGGGTCAAGCGTCATCGTCTTTGCCCTCGCCTGTCAGTTGCTGCCAAACCTTGCCGGTCCGCGCGCTGTGAGCAGGGCGCTTGCCCTTGAGGCATGTGTGCTTTAGGCCTTCGCTCCCGGCGCAACTCCAATCCGTGATGTCCACGTCGGCGGGAATTTGGGACAGGACTCGCGGATGGCTGAGGAAGCCTTTGGCGTTGGGATGATCGGCCCTGATGATGCCGAGCAGGATTTTCATGGCGTCCGGCGCGATGCCCTGCATCACTTCGGAATGGAGCAGCAGTTCCAGCGGTTGCCGAACCTTTTCAAACGGGTATTGCGTGAGTTGCCACGCGTAGGCGGTCTGGAAATTGGCGGCCAATTCCGGCGGGTGGTGCGTTCCGGCCGAGGCGATCACATCGACGATATAGGGCACGGCATAATCGCGGTGCCCGAATATCCATCGCTCGAAATCATCGACCGACCATACGTCCCGCTTCTCGACCAGTTTTTTCACGATGGGGCAGAACGCGCGACCCTGCCGTTCCATCGTGTCGGAAAACTCAACGATCAGATCGTCGATGGTGAAATCGCGACCGCTAACAATTGGCATCGCTGCCTCCGTCTATGTGTCTGAGGATGTGATCTTGATCCGGCCAACCGCGCCGCTTGTGCCCGCCGTGGTCGTTGAGCCCGCACCGCCGCCGCCCGGCGCTGTACCGGCCATGCCTGCCGTGGTTTGATCGCCGCCGCCTTCCGGCGCGCCGCCGCCGTCCCAAGTGTTGGTGAGCCCGCCGTCGCGGCCTGACGTGTTGGTGTCGTTGCCGCCGGATGCCGTGCCGCCGGTCCCAGCAATCAGGTTCCCGCCCGCGCCGCCACCGTTTGCGGCCAGACTGAGCGCCGCCAATGTCGTGTCTCCGCCCACGCCACCAAACACGCCGCCATTGCCGACTGATCCGCTGAGGACCGTGCCAAACACAGGCGTTGCGATCTTGTGTTTGACGTAGCCGCCAGCACCGGCGCCGCGACCAAGCGTTGAGCCTTTGCCGCCCGTCGTGGCCCCGCCACCGGCACCACCCGCGCCCCACATCTCAATGATGAGGAATTTGACCGACGCTGGATCGGGCGTGGAGAAATCAAACGCCCCGGATGTGGTCTGATCGAGCAACACGGTGCCGGGTGCCGTGGGCTGCGGATAATAGAACTTGCCGTCGCTATCGAGCATGACCGAATAGGCGGTGACCATGCTGAGGTCTTGGTGTCCACCGCCGTAAATATTGAACGACGGCAGCTTCACATAGATGGTCTTGCCCTTCTGGGCCGAGGTGTAAGAAAAGCGGAAAATGCTGTCGTCGAGACGGACGAAAGATGCCCCCGCCAAATGACCCGCGATGGTCGTACCAAACGCACCGCGCCGCAAATAACTGAGCGTCCGCTCATAGGTAGAGACCAGTGTCGCATCGCGATAGGCAATGACCTCGCCGTCGATCATGGCAAGGGTGCCGAACCCGTCCACATCGTCTTGCGACCCGCCGTTGAGTTCGCCCTTGGACATGCCGAGATCGACATTGACGCTGTTTGTGGTGTCTGGGTCGCTGCCCGAAGCCAGATCAGTGGTGAGCACGCCATAGCGCGCGCCGCCGATGATCTCCCCCACCCTGGAATAGCTGCTGCCGTCGAGGCTGATATGCACCTCGCAACCGCCCCAGTTGGCCCCAATTCCCGACACTGCAATCCAGAGTTCGAGCGCGCCACCGGTCAATAGCGAGGGTGGGTTGAGCAATATCGGGTCTGAAACGTCACCCGGATCAACCGATGTGTTGGCGGTGTAGCCCTGCCCCGCTTCAGAGCCATAGACCGGCGCGGAACCGGTGCCATAGAGATACTCCTCGACATGGAAGACAAAGGACTTATCGGCGTTGCGTGTGATCTCCTTGATGCGTATCCACTGGTTATCCATTTCCAGTGCTACGTTCGTCGCCTCGATGATGTCCATCGGGTCGAGCAGGAGGTATTCCGGTCCGACCGTAATCACGAATTCGTTGCGATACGATTCCCTGCCGAGCAGGATTTGCGACACCTTCTCGGCCACAGAACGAATGCAAATGTGATCGTAGGTCTTGAGATCGGCGGGCCGCTCGCCCGTCATCGCTATGTCGCCGTCGTCTTTCGCATCGACGACCTGCGCATTGTAATTGCTGATCCGCTCGTTGAACTGGACCTTGATGATGTTTTTGTAGTCGTTGGGCTTCTTGCGGGTGCCAACGATGGGGTCGGCATTTTCCGACGACGATGTAGAGGCCGAGCCGACGCCCTGGTTTGGCATCAGGTCGTCATTCCATAGGCTGTAGAGCGCGGCTTGCGGCGGCGTGTAGGTGGCGCCGTTACCACTCAGGGGCTGGTCCCAGTAGGGAACCACATTCAGCACCCCGTTTGACCAGACGATCTCGCTATTGGTCATCTCCATCAGTTCTTGAATGAACTGGCTGGCTTCTTGTGCCGATGTCAGGGCCGGGCTGAAAAACAGACCGGCTGCGGTGCAAGCATTCTGCCAGAGCGTGAGATCACCGATCCGCGCAGCGGGAAAGTCGGCGCCGTAATTCACATTGGTCAGAAAATCGACGAGGATGTCTTTGGCGTGCGCGTCGATGACACCGGGCACAGCGTCATGAATGCCGAACGTGACCTCGAAACTGATGTTTGGCAGAGCGGGCGAAGACCCCAATTGCATCGGGCCAGCCGCGCAATAGGCGAGCCCGCGATAGGCGTCAGCCTCGGACGGATGTTTCGACGTGAGATAGGACCACGCCGCCTGCGAATAGCCGCCGTTGAATGCGGTGAGATTCTGCGATGAAAGCTGAAACTGTGACCCGCTGGAATCCCAGCATGTGCCGATATAGTGGACCGGACCCTCGCACAGTCCGCCTGCAACAGCAGCACTATAGGTATAAGAGACGCCGCCGCCTTTGCCGCCCTTCCCACCTTTGCCACCCGCACCGCCAAGAATGCCGCCCTTGCCGCCGCCCTGCTGGTGCGCGGTGGCAAGAAAATCGCCATACCAGATCAAATTCCACGAGATGCGCCGCTGGCCCCATCCGATGATGCGGACCTGGCCGTAGACAGAACTGTTGATGCGCAGCGCGGTCTCTGGCCCTTGGGGTTTGTTGACCCGCGAGCCAGAGCCGCCGCCGAATAGCATGGACATTCACCACCTCGTGAAAAACTTGGGCGTCCTGTCCGCGAGCCGCCCGCCATTGCCATAGGCGGGCAGAACTGATCCGGCTTCGACATCGGCATGAATGAGATCGGGCCAGCCTGTAATGATGGCGGCGTGGCTATAAGTCCGGCCAAAGCGCCAAAGGGCTACATCGCCGGGCTTGGGTGTCTCCGTCTCGCTTAGGAAGCGGGAGACGATGGCAAGCAGCTTGTCCTCGTCCCGGTGCATGAACCAATCGCGTGGATACCATTCGACCTTGGGGTATTCGCTGAGTGCGATAAGCCCCGCCTCAACATGCGCCATGAACACGAATTGCGCGCAGTCCACGCCGCCATTCGGCCCTTTGACCCGGCCCATGTGTGACCATGGTGTGCCGATCCACCCTTCCGCGGCCCGGATGACCGCCGCCCTGCCCTCGGCCTCGGTCATATCGCGGTCTCCGGGGACGGCACGAACCGCTCGCCGCCAAAATTGAGCGTGTTGCCGAATGCGGCGCAGGTCGTGCGGGCCTTGTTGCACCCGGCATAGGCTTCGAACGTGTCGCCCTCGGCCAACGGGAAGAAGAACGGCGTCATCAACTGATAGGTGCCGGGGCTTCCCACCGTTGCGACCCTCACCGTGCGGCTAAACCCTGCGTTCTTTCCGCTCGTCATGACGATGCGGCCCAACGCGACTGTCCCGCTGCCCGGAGGGGCTGAGATACTGGAACGAATGATCGAGCGCGTGCTGCCCGCCTCCACAGTTCCGAGGCATTTGAAATTGTCTTTGCTGAGCGTGCAGCCCGGATCGTAGAGCGTCTTGCGGCACCCGGCCTGATACACATTGCGCGGCATCTGGCGGCTGAGCCGGGCCATGTAGCTGTCGATCGAGAACGCGGCCATCGTCTCGCTGAATTCGATCTCGGCCATCTCACCGGCGAACAACGTCACCACGCCGGTCGGGTACATGGCGTCGGGGTATTGAGATTGGGTCGGCCATTCTGGGAAGATCGCGACATCTACCTGCACGTCGCATTGATCGAACAGCCCAGCCCGGATCGCATGCAGGATCGGGATATCTCCAACCCTGTCCGGCCATTCCTCATCGGTCAGCGGGTCTACACTGCGAACCCCGATGGCTAGCTGCCAAGTGTCAACGTCGGTCCCGACGCCCCAATGGCCCTGTTCCTCCTCACCGTCTTGACCGAGGAAGATTGGGCCTTTCGCGCTCCATGTCGTGTCAGGGATCACGACGGGAAATTCATTGACCGCCCACATCATGGGCGGCCCCACCTTCGGCGTGAAAGTGTAGAGATCGCACTGGACGAACTTTTTGGTCAGCAGCAAAGCCGCTGTCGCTCCGGGCGCAATCTCGTAGCGCGGGATTTTCACTGGTCGTCCGCAGCCACTTCAAGCGCCCAGTCGATGGCGAGCAGGATCACCGGCTCGATCTCGACGCCTTTGAAGATCGACCACGGCAGCGGCTTGAACTGGATGTCTGCATCCATGTCCTGAAGGCGTTTCAGTTCCGCGTCGTAGTCGGTGCGAGATGCGCCCTCCTTCAACACGGGGCGCCCGTTTTCGAAGCGGAATGCCCCCGCCTCGTCATCGAACGCGACGAACTTCTCGGAGATCGCCCGTTCCGCCGCGATATAGGCGTCGGCCACTGGATTATATTTCTGCGCGAACCGGATCAGCGGGTATTGAGACGATCCGTCCGGCAGCTTCATATTGAACAGAGCGTTGAGCGCGGCGTGCGCGGTCGCAATCTGTCGATTGGTGACAGTCATATCGGCCTCGATTGTGTTGGAGTGAGGAGGCTAAGGAGCCTCAGTGAGGATTAGGCAGGTTCGAGCGCAGCTATACGAGAACGCAACGCGCGCACCTCAGCCCAGAGATAGGGAACAAGTTGGGAGTTATCGACTTGCCACGGTACAAACCCTTCATCGCCGGGGCCAAGGTCGTCATCCGAGCCTTGCGAAACTGCCGTTGGCACCGCCGCATGCAGTTCTTGCGCAAAGAAACCAAAGTTCTCAGCCACAATATCCGTGCGGCGATAATGGTGCGGCTCAACCGCGTCGATCACCGCGCCATAATCGTAATCGTCCGCTATTAGTTCTTTGATGCGCTGATCCGAAGTCGTGTTGTAGGCAACTACGCCGCCAGTTCGGTTGTAATTGATTGAGCCGCGCAGAACAGCGGTTGGGTTCTCAGTGTAAAAATTGACAAAGACATTGTTTCCGGTTGTGTCGAGATTACAAACTACGACGGTTCCCGTTGCTGCTGATTGATTATCGCACCTCAACGCCCCCAAACCTGTTGACGATTGGCGAACATACGCCTTGTACGTCTGCGGGTCTGTCACGCCGATGCCAACCGCACCCGCAAAATAATTATTCGCTCCGGTGTTGCCGCCGTAGAAATCGTATCTGGAAGTGTATGTTCCGGTCATCGAATATGGAGCAACACACACGCCAGCAAACGTGCTTCCGTTCCCGGCGATAGTGGATGGGGAGACGTAAACACCATAGAGACCAATGATGGTAGCTCCAGCCACATCATTACGTGGCTCGGCACGCAACGCAGTCGCAATGGTAATCGTCCCCGTGCTGGCCGATGACAATATTCCCGCTCGCGTCCATATCGCATACTGACTGTTTAAAGTCCCCGCAAACGTCAGAGTGTTGACGAACGCGTCTAAGCGTATCGCGCTCATTGAGCCTGTCATCGTTTTGCCAAGCGGGACGGTCACTGTTGACGAGTTGATGGCGAGTGTCACCTGGGCATTCGAGTTGTCGCCAGTCAGCCCAAGCGACGAAGTCAATGTCACCAGATTGATCGTCGCTGACGGGTCATACTGACCTTGAGACACTTGCAACGGGCAGTTTGGGGCTATCCCAATTCCAACCCATCCCTGCGCGTTTAGTGATGGCAGCGGAAACCCGCCAAGCTGCGAGCCATTGCCAAGGACCAACGCATTACGCGTGGTGTCCATAAGCAGTTCGCCCGCTGCCGGAGTCATCGCATTGATTTGCGAAGTGGTGCCGCGCCGAAGCTGTCGTTGAATACTCATGCGTTTGGCCTCGCCGTGGTGAACGTAAATTTGGAGACGCTGTAGAGACCGGACATGAACTCTTCGAGTTCTGCGGTGTCCTCATCGGGCTGGCACAGCCACCCATAAATGCCCGACCATGTGATGGCGGAACCGAGCGGCGGCGGATCGGTGAAACGCAGCGCGCCACCGGCAAAGATCGTCACATCGACTTCGGCCCCGTTCACAAAGAAATGCGTGAGCGTGAGCCCGCCGTAATCGACGATCTGGGTAACGGCGCTTGGAACGGTCCCGTCATCAAAGGTCTGGGTCACAGAGTCGGCGACAAGCCCGGCATCTTCGATTGAGGTCACCGCTTCGTCATTCTGAAGCACCGCCGTCACCGGCTCCACAAAACCGCCCAGCGTGCGCATGGCCTGCCAGAGGGTCCGGGTGCCGTCGCCCGTGCCGATCAGTTGGTCTACCGCCGTGCCATCATCGTGATTGACCCAGATGAACAACTGGCCGGGCGTCGTCATCACCCGCTTCCAGAACCCCTCGAAGGTTTGGAATTCCTGATAGGCAGAAGCCGAGCGCAGAAGGCTGATGTCGATTTCGAAGCTGTATAGCGGGTATGGCCACGACGGCTGGGCAAAGCGCCGACCGTTCTTCGCCTGCCCGCGCGACGTGGCAACGGTCAGCGTTTTCGTCACAGGGAAAGTGATTCCCGGGAATGCCGGGAATTGCGGGATGGTGGGCATGGAGGCCTCCATTTGCGGGGAACAAGGTCGCCGGATAAGCTGCCCGCCTTCAAAATCGGAGGGGGAAATGCTTCATCGTCTCATCGTTGCGGGTGCCGTCGCCTTGGCGCTGTTAGGCTGTATGTCGACTGGAACTAAAGTTACCGAGGGTGATCTCGCGCAATTCTCGAAGGGCGTAACAACTGAGGATCAGGTCGTGGCCCGGCTCGGCAAGCCAAATGGCAGATCGGTTACGTCCAACGGGATGAGGGTCATCATTTATAGCTATGCACACGGCTCAGCGTTCGGCGCGAACGGAAATGCGGTCAGTCTGATTTTCGATGCCAATGGTGTTTTACAGTCATACAGCGCAAGCGAGTCGAACACGTCAGTCCGCCCAGCCCTGTAAATCACATCAGTAAGCCGGGCGCGCGCCGGGGTTACCAGCCATGTAGCGGGCAAGAGTGCGGGCGTTCTTTCGCATCAAGGTGCGGTCGTTCATCATCCGAACCGCGCTCTTAGGCGCGAGGCTTGTTGCATTGTTGTTCAGGTGAATATGTGTGTCCCCACCCCGCTTGGCACCGGAATTTCCGCCTTCAAAGAACTCGCGCATTGGATTCGCAATATGGGCTGGGATCACCGATTCCTGCTCATGCAGCTTCCAAAGACCGCCATTGACCTCCCAAGCCCCGCCTTCGGCGGCACCCACAACAAGCCCCGCCTGCATGGCCATCACAGCGGCGTACGCCGTCGCCGCCGCTGCTGGAGCGATCACGGGGCCGACATACGGGATAGCCGCGGTTGCAGCGTATGCCCCAGCAGCAGCCACCGCTGCATCGACACCGATCTGGCCCGCCCCAGCCGCCACCATAAGTGCTTGCCCGGTGGCAGTTGTTACGGCTGTTGACGCGGCCCTTGTGGTGTCGCCAGCCACAACAGCCGTCGTCTTGGCAGTCTCAAGCCCCAACCACCGCATCAAGGTTTCGCCTATGTCGGCGAGAAACCCCGCATGCGATGTTGCATTGGCTGCGTTCCGGGCGGCGTTCCCCTGAACAGTTGCGGCAGTCATCCCTCTTTGCGTGAGAAGGTGCGCGAGCAAGCCACCCTGTTCCATAGAGCGGGACGCGGCCATCTCGGCTTGGGTGTAAAACATCTTCTGCGTGAAATACTTGAGATCGTTCGCAATCTCTTCCTGCAATAAACGCCCACTCAATTGCAGCAGGCTCATCGTAAGGCCTTGCTGGCTGGTGAATATGCTACGGACGAACTGATCTTCGGCGCTCAACAATCCACGGACCTGCGATTGTTTAGCTTGAACCTGTGTGTTCAGTTCCTTTTGATAGTCAGATGTCTCTTGGCGTCTGATTGTCGCGAGGTCTATCTGGTTCTGCTTTTCAAGGGTCTTAATCTGACCAAGAATCTTCTCCTTTAGAACGACATCCTCTCCGGCCGCCACGAACTTACTCTGGAGCACGTCCATGTCGGCGGAGTATTCATCCATGACATATTGCTGAAGAAGTGCCGCTTTCTGAGCCGCAGTCACGGCGTGGTTCGCGAAATCGGTTTCCAGATCCTTCTTTTTGGCTTCAATTGACATACGCGAAAGCCGAAGGTCCGTATTCGTCATCTCCTCCCTAACGGCATTGAGCTGATCGCCGACCTCTTTGTTTTCGGCTGCGATGGCGCGGTTCATTTCGATGTTGACCTGAGCGCGCTGTTTGGCGGTCAGGCTTTCGCCGCGCAATAGGTCATTCCACACCACTTGGATTTTCTGAAGCCGTTCCTGCGCACCCAACCCTTCAATCGCGTTGATCTCAGATACCGTCTCGCGGGCGCTCATGATCGCCTCTTCGCCCGCCATCTTTAGACCGAACATATCCTTGTTAGATTGGCCAGTCTGGAGCTTGGTAAGGTTCTCTTGAGCGGCCTTAAGACCAGCTTCCAACTGGTCAACTTTAACCTGGTCACCAGCCTGCTTTGCAGCTTCCAACCCTTGCTGGAGGATGTCGATGTCGGCCTTTGTTTGGCGGATGCGAACACCAAAAGTGTCTTCAGCGTCAGCCGCTTTGGTGGCCTTTTCGATTATTTCGTTTGTGCTCTGGCCCAAATTTTCGAGCGCAAGAATATACCCGCGCACTGCGAATTCATCGTTTTTCCAGTCTTCGGTTTGCTCTTCGATGATCCTGTTGTGCATGCGCTGGACACCAGCGGCCGTTGCAGTGTTTGTGGCATAGCGCAGTGTTGTGCTGGCGCTGGCAAACATCGAGGCATTGTGTTCGTGGAAGCCTTCAATGCTCGTGCTCACTTCTTGGTTCAGCACCTTCAGCATTTCAGCGTTACGCTGATGTGTGTCGCCCATGCGCTGTGATTGAAGAATACCGTCGATCTGCGCCTGGGTGATTTGCGGAAATAACTTCGTCAGTTCTTTGCCCGACAGTTCTTCTGCGCTGAAGGCCGCAGCAAGAGCTTTTGCGGCGTCAGGGGCTTCCTGCTTTGTCTGGAACGCCCATTGAGCGGTGAGCGCCATCAAGGCACGCATTTGCGGCTCGCTCTGCCCCCGCATGTCGGCATAGGCACCGATTATTTCTCGGGCTGCATCCTTCGTGACCGTTGGAAAGCGGGAAAGGGTCGCAACATATTCTTCGATCTTCTGTTTCTGAATGTCGAAGTTGCCAGCGTTTCTAGCCGACGCCTCCAGTTCGGTATTCGCTTCCGCGGCTTCGTGGACGCGATAGATATAATAAGCGAGCCCGCCAGTTAGCGCAGCAACACCAGCCAAGGCGGCGAGCGCGGCCGGTCCCAATCCAAAGACCTGCGTAGCGATGATCGCTAGCGTGCCGGGCGTCTGTCGTGTCCGGCCCGAACTCAGTTCGTCAAATAGGGCGCGAAATTCACGAGTCGCCGTTGACACGCTTCCGTGCATGGCTCGCGTCGTGCCCTCGGCTGCCGCAGAAAGCACGCCATACTCTGCCAATGCCTCGCCTACCGCAGCAGCGGCCATGGCTTCATCAGCGAAGGCATTTCGCAATTCGACCGCGAGGGCCGCTTGCGTCGCCTGCGGTGCCAGGGCTGCTTCGAAAATGGCCGCACTGGCTGCGGCTGATTTAAACTCCGCCGTCACCCCGGCATACGAATTCGCGATAGCTTGGCCGAGCGTGGCATTCTTTGCGGCCAGCATTTCTTTGGCCGTTAGGGCATCAATTTCAGTCTGGATCGACTTGAGGTCACGTTTGGCCGCATCGAACCCAGCATTGGAGCTGAGCGCGCTACTGAAAACCTTCGCGCTATTGGCGGCTGAGATAAGGGATCTATCAAGACCGAGGGAGGCGTCAACCCCCTGTTGCAGGCTCGAAAAACTGACAGCCCCAACCGATTCGGCGACTTCGGTTGCACTTCCAGCAACTTCCGTCAGCGCTGGAGGGAGCGCCCCCACGGCGGCGGCGGCAGCAAGGGCCTTCGGACTGATGCTATCAAAATTTGTGCCCAACGCCGCCAGTAACGCTCGCCCCTCCGCGTTGCTGAGCTTCAAGTTGGTGTTGAGGCCCTCGACCTGCGCACTGGCGGACGCCGTCGCCGCCTGGAGTGACGGATCGGCCTTCCCGACAATGGCAACTTCGACGGTTGAATCGCGATCAGCCATTGATTACTTATCCATATGCCGAGTGTGGGAACTTCTTCATGATCTGCGCCTTCTGCCTGGAACCGATCAATGAAGGGGCGCGTGTATGCAAAGCCTGCACCCGCAAGCAGCCTATGTGTGATGCTCAGCGGTCATTGATGCGAAGGATGGCCCTCCGCCTTGGCATCGCGGCGTTGGTTGTGGGTGCGTTAGCGCTTTGGCTTACGAATGCCATAGCGAGAACTGGCGCCGTCGATGGCACGTTCGCCTATTTAAGTTATCGTTGCCCCGCGCTGAAAATGCCGAAGGAAACCGTTGAGATTGAGATCGCCCGCCAGCATACGGTCGGCACGAGTTGGAAATCCGCCACCGAAGCGGTGATTAAGCAGTATTGCCCACGCCCCTAAACAAACTGGCTCATCCCTTCGATCTTCCCCCCGGTCAGCGCCATGAACTGTTCCATTTCTTCTGGCGTCGTTATGGCGGCGGATCGGCTCGGGTCTTCGACTGGCGGAGCACTTGGCATTGCCGGGTTGATTGACCGGGCGATGCGCTCATGCACCGGCGGATAGTCTTTCCAGTATCGCCACAGCCGGTTCACATCCAACCAAGTCATTTCACGCATCTGCGGGAACGTGTAGCCGCACGCCGTAGCCATGCGGCCATAGATCAGGTCGAAATCTATTTCGTTCCCGCCGCGGCTTCCCCCGGCTCGTCCGATGCTCCCTCGGGTTTGGCGTCTTTCGGAATCAACCCGGCATATTCGAGGATCGCGTTGTGCGCATCGGTCAGTTCGTTGCCGAGCGCCTGGGACGCTGCCAAACCATCAGGCGTCATCTCGGGATAATCAGCCACGAGCGCCGAGGAGATGACCTCGCGCCGGACACGCCATACGACGCGGGTACGTTCCTGCGGCGTGACTGCGGTTTCGAGCAGTCCGGCATTGAGCGCGCTGATCTCTTCGACCTGCCCGACCAGGAGGGGGCGGATCGTGAAGACCCGCCCGCCCAGTGTGATTTCACAATTCTTCATCGGTTAGCCCACGTTCCCATAGCCGAACTCAAGCACTTCACCAGCGTCGTCTTGGCTGGCGTTGAAGTCGATTTCCGGCATGTCGAAATCGGAGATTTTGAACGAGTGCTGCAATTTGGAGGAAATACAGCGGCGGAATCCGACATAGAACCCGTTGCCCTGTGTCTGTATCCAATAGCTCAAACGGAAATATGGCGTCGTACCAATTGGCTGGGCCTTGATGATCTGGGTCTGACCGTTGGTCGCGTCTTTGTACCGATAGGAAATGCCGACCTTTCGGTTCGCATCAGCCGCGGCGAAGGTATAGACACCCGTCGCTTTCACGTATGAATACTGTCCAGTCGCAGGCGCGGAGGCGACCAATTGGAGCGGGAGCCCGGTTGTACCGTCGACGACTTCTTCATTCTCGATGAAGCTCGCCGCATTGGCGACTGTGACGGTCCACGGGGTCGAAGCGGGGACCGCTGCGGATTCGCGCACAGCCATTTTTGTGGTGCCCGTCGTGAAGGTGCCCCCGAACATCGCGGCATTTAGAGCAATGCCCGAGATTGTTGCGGCTTTGACTTTGCCGGTAAGCTTGCGCGTACCAATCGCTGTCATAAGAGCAAAATCAGTTTCGCCGTAAAGATCCTTCTGCTCTGCGGAGATGCCGAATTCGAAGCTGTTCGCCTTGCCGATATTGACCGGCGTGGAGTTTGCAATGTCCATGCGCTGAATGAACAGCACACCCGGACCAAATTGTCCCATAAGGGCCATGACTTAATTCTCCTCTTGGATGCGCCGCTTCAGATCGTCTTTAGCAGCAATGGTGTGGTTCCAGGCGTCGGTGTCTCGGGCGACTGGACTGTTGGGGAAGTGATCGAGAAACCACCGATCAATGATCGCGTTGACACGCGATTCCGTGGGCTCCGGCGTTTCCGCCGGTGCGCTGTCTTCTTTCGTCATGTGAGTGCTCCGTCAGGAAACCAGCGAGAGAATTTCAAGCTGGATGGATGCGAGGTGTTGGCGCTGCACCTCGGTTGTGTGATCGCCAAAGTCCTTTCGGACATGCTTGACCCGGCAAGCCAGAACGAGACCGTCGAGCGTGTTCCATGGCCCATCAGGATCGGATGGGAACAACGCTTCGACGCGATCACAGAGCGGGTTCAATCGCTGCGCGCCCGAAACGCCTTTGTTCTTTGTGGTTTGGGCGCCGATTATCAGCCAGAACTCAGTTGATCGCTTTACCGGCGTTTCTGAGAGATCGTTGCTCGCGTCCATTTCGTATTGCATCAGGACCGGCTGCTGAGGCGTCGGAAACTGTGAGATGTCTTTGACTTCGTCCGTCACCGTTACGAACGTGCCCTCACCCTTGAGGACATGTAATTGTGCGAGCAGCGCAGCCGCGATTTCGGTGTGCGTGCTCATGTGGTGAATTCCTCGATCATGGCGCCGCGCACGCCCCCTACAATGGCAAGCCTCTGATCGGCCAAAGTCGATCGCGCGTAAGAGCGTTCGGGCAAGGTGATTGTGTGCGGCTTCGTAAATTGGGTGAAGATGCGCTTGCCATCACGACCGACGAATGATTGCGGCTTGCTGGAACCTGGATGGGTGAAGGTTACGCCCCATTCTTGTGCAGCAGCATATGGCACGCCCTGCGTAAAGACCCGTCCCATGACCTGGTTCGCGGTGGAACGGGTATCGTTGCGCAGACTTCCCGCAAGCCGTCCTGTGCCCGGTTTGAAGGTAATGCCTATCTTCGATATCTCACCCTCGTTCAACGTCTGCGTGAGTTGCGGAATGACGATGGCCAGACGCTTCATCACCCGCTCAGGGATGGCGTTGATGTTAGCTATTGTGGTGGGGACACCAGCGACGACAATATCGTACATGGCCAGGCCTCAAATGAATTGGCGCAGGAGCCCCGCGATAGGCACGACTGCGAATTGCGCCTGCGCTTTGTCTTCAAATGCCTTCACAAGGGACCGGTAGGCGCTGGATCGCTGCGAATACGATTCCCGCATGTCGCGGCTGGAGCTATCGGCGTCGCGCGCATATTTGGCGGCCAGTGATCGGCACACCTCTGCGGCGGCTCCATATGGGCTGCCGCGCATGTCGAGGGAAAAGGTTATCTCTTCATCAGAGACCAACCCGTCATCGCTGTTCGTATCCCCAATCAGGAACCGAACCGCATCCTTGGGCGACGTTTTGGGGTTGCCGGAATAGGTCCAGTGATTGACGCCGACCAGCAGGCGGCCGGAAATGACGGTGACGACATTGCCGTCAGGATCGGTGACGCGGGCCTCATGGATGAGGTTGGCCGGGAGCCCCGCGCTATCGGCGGCGGCGATATGGACCAGACAAATCCCGTCCGTTCCATCGGTGGCGAGGTCTATCCCGCCCGATCCTGATTTGGTTTTGGTGATGGCCGGTGGCGACGTGAGATCGACCCGCGCCGTCCACACGATGTCCTGCACGCCGGAGAGATCGAATACGGTGCTGGCGTCCGCCATGATGGCGAGACGGAGCACCGCGTCGTTTCCGGCATACAGTTCAAAATTGGGCGGCTCCAGCTGGGGCATGGCGGTCAGGCCGAGGCAGAGGTGAGCGTGATCGTGACGGTCAGCGTGTCGCCGCTGATAAGGCTGCGAGACGTGCCGAAGTCTGCGGCGCCGTAGAGAACGCCGGATGTGCCGGTCGCCACGGTGGCGAGGAACGCGCCTGTCACTGTGACCGTGGCATTGATCGCAAACGACGCTTTGCTGGCCGAATTATCGACGGACTGGCCGGAGACCGAGCCCAGCGTGAGTGCTTGCCGGTTGCCGGTATAGCCGGTCACCTCGGACCATGCTCCATGGGATGCCAGCGTATCCCCAGCGGCTGGCGTGCCCGTTCCTTTCAGCCCGACATAGAACGCGGCGGTGTAGCCGCTGCCCTTGAAATATTTCGACAGCAGATCGTCCAGCCCACCATTGGCGACGAGGTTATGAATTTCCTCGGTCCATTTGATGTTGCCGTCTTTGTCCCGCGCCTCGAAGTGATAGAGCGAACTCATCTTCACGGCGCCCAAGAGATGGGCTGCGCTCACATGTTCCATGTTCAGTTGACCTTGCCTTTGAGGTTGAAGGAGAGCGTCACGGTGCCGGTTAGGTCGACGCTGGAAGGTGATTTGCCGGTGAGATCGGTGACGGGGTGCGCCATGCCGCTGAGGTCGATGACGCGGGGCGGCAGGCCCCCTGTGGATGCGAAAGAGGCCATCGCAATGCGCGTGGCCAAGGTGATTGCTTCGAGCGCTGACAGTTGTGCCGAGGCCCGCGTATCGAATGTCGCGGTAAAGCCAACCTGTCCCAGAACTGCTGCGGAGGCGCTGTCCGTAATGCCCATCAGCGCGGGCAATGCGATGGAGCCGTTCACGGTGATCTGACCGGCGGCGGACTGTGTGACCCTTACGTCAAGGCTGACAGAGGCATTGGCGCTGAGATTGGCCGCTGCGTTTTCGCCGACGCTGACCGCAAAACTGGATTGGCCCTGTGCCTGCATCTGCGCGATGGCTGACGCCACAGCGATGACGCCAAGCGTGATGGCCTCATCGTATGTGGTCCCGCCCCCGGTCGCCCCGCCGTCCGCTGCCAGCCCCACAGTGACGGCCAGCGCCGCTGCGGCTTGAGCCAGAAGTGATCCGGTTGGTGCTATGCCTGCCCCGACAGCGAGCGCGATGGCTTGGCTCGTTGTGAGCGCCGCCCCTGCACTGGCCCCAGCCGACACAGCAAATGTGACGACAGAATTGAGCGTCGCGGCACCCGCCGCACCGATCCCTAATTGTGCTCCAAGCGTGATGGCGGCGTTCTGTGCCGCGTTGTTCGTGGTCCCCGCCCCTACTGCGGTCGAGAAAACGGCTGTTGCCGAAGCCGAAAGAGATGCCGAGTTTGAGACACCCGCTGAAATTCCAAAGGTCAGGCTCTCGTTGTACGTCGTGCCGCTCGAACCAGCGGGAGGCACTTCCGAAATGGCAAATTCTGAGATCGCACCAAAGCCAAGGCTCATAGGATCGCCTCGCTAGTTGGTGGGCCAGCCCTCGGTCACGACAAAAGCGTCACATGCTTCGTTGGTCAGAAGGGCGGCGATCAGGTCTTTGAGCGCCCGGTTGCTAACCACGAGCGCGGTGTAATAGGCGCCGACATCCATACCGAAGGCGATCATGTCCGCAGCACTCATTGCCGTGTGGCTGTTGTCACTCGCGATCCAGTAAAATCCTTCGGGCCACGCCCCGTCAGAGGCTTGTACGGCGAGCGCCATGGCGGATGCGCCGGAGATATTGGCGCGGGATACATCGTCAACCTGATAATTAGCCCCACCATAGTTGCGCCCAGCATCAACACGCGCGACGAACTCAAAAGCCAAACGACTGATCGCATCGGCGCGAGCATCTTCAATGTCGCGCGTGTCGACCGTTTCAGAGCCGCCGCCCGTCAGATGCGTGGTGACCTTGCTGCCCATTACAGAGATACCTCAACACCGATAAACGGGGTGTTGTTCGCTTCAGACCCGTATCCTGTTGCCGGATTTGGCAAAGAGAATTGAGAGGTGAGAAGAAAGCCAGAAACGGACCCCGTATCCGTTGTGCTGGTGATACCAAACACCGTTTTGCTCGATGGCGTGGTGCCCGAAGACACCATTCCGACTGTGGCAGCAGCAACCGACGACAAATACCCAACCCAATAGAGCCCAGGCATTTGCGTGCGCGGCATCGAAATGGATGAGGTCGCATTGTCACCCGTCACCCCGCCTACCGAGCCCACATCCAAACCGGTTTGCGAACCGAGCAACACGCTTGGGCCCGCATCATTCGCATACAGCCCTAGCGATGCTACGGCCCCTGCGTTGGCGGAGACTGTCGCTAAATTGAAGTGCAGCTTGACGAAGTTGAACGGTTCACGAATCCAGACGGGTGAAAAATGAAGCTGGTTCAGACCGGCTCCACCCGTGCCAATCTGGCGACCCTCGATAAAGGCATTGCTGTAGAGCCTGCCAGACGCGAGCCCCCAATCCATGCCAGCGATGTGCGCCGCTGGGTCTGCGAGGAAAACGGAAACTGTGCCGGTGAATGACGAAACCTGCGCACCGGAATTCGACGATGCAATTGGTGTGGAGGAACGTGCCAGCGTCTTTGCGGAATGCGTGTAGACCCCGCAATTTACCTCCCAGTTAGTTCCGTCCGTGATGAGATAGACGCAGGCATTGCCATCCCCGATCCCTGCGTTGAAAGACTGAAACCCGGTCGGCGCGGTGCCAGATAGCGTGATGGTCGATGAGCTTTGGCTCGTCGATGTGTCTTTTGTTCTGTCAGCAAATCGCAGCGCCATCGCCTACCTCAAATCCTGACGCGGCGAAGCGCGAAAGCGTCTTGAATGTCTTTGACGACCTGGGCGGATTGGGCCGTGCCAGAACCGGCAAGGATCAGTTGTGCGCAGGCCAGTTTGATCGCGGCGGGCAGGCCCTCAGCGCTGAACCCGGCGACATAGTGGAGCTTCACATCGCAATAGAGCCCGCACGGTACGCAGACTTGGCCGATGCTGGCGTCGATCTCGATCTGGGCGATGTCGATGGTCTGCCACGCGCCGGTAGGCTCAGGGATGGCGCGCTCGCCCCAGCCGAGCCCCTGTCCGTAGTCATCGAACGCAGCGGAGAGCCCGGTCGGGCCACCACGCGACCGCCATTTCGCTGATATGACCCCCGCAACCGGCTTGGCATCGACAAAGACGCGAGACGGCGTGCCGACGGTCTGGCCTGTGTGCTCAAGGAATAGGCCAGCCTCGATTGAGACGCCTGCGTCATGAGCGTGGCGCACAACGTCGAGCGTGACCGTCACGCCATCGACGGCAACAACGGTGCATGCCTCAACCGCATCATCAGCGGCGCGGTTAAACACGATGGGCTGGCCGACCAGCGTGGCCGGTGCCCGCTTGGTCAGTGTGACGACGACATTCTCGCCCGCATCCACAGCGCCAACCGTCACCCATGCCATCGAAGCCGGAGCCCCGACCATGTAGCAGGGGTTGCCGTCCGCATCCGGTGCCCAGATCAGCCCCTTCTTGCGCTCAAGCGCGGCGTCGATCAGCAGCGAGGCTTGGCGCACCTGTCCAACGGTCGTGCCGGTGGGCAGTCCGTATGCCGCGTATTCGTCGGGGGACAGGTATTCGCTGGGCATGGATTAGACCGGGGTGATTTCGCTGGTCAGCGCCTTGGCGGCGAGCAATTCACGGATCGCATCGCGGCACTCGGCCTTGTTTTTGTAGGCTTTGATGTCGAGACCAAGTTCTGTTGCGGCGGCCTGCAATTCCTTGCCGCTCAGCTTTTCTTCGGCGTCGAAGAGCCCTTCGCTGGTCAGCGCCGGGTCGTTATCGAACGGTGTGTCGTGCTGATCGCCCTCGACCGCGGAACCGGTCTCAATGAACACGTCGGCGAGATCGTCCGACATCTCATAGACCTGGCCGGTCATGTAATTGACGACGGTGTGGCCATGCGGCGCGCCACGGTCGTCACGCAGCATCGTGACAGTTTTCATGTCGAATTCCTTGGGTATGGGGAAGAAATGGGAGACCGGCACTGACATGCCGACAGCGCCGGTCTCTGATCGCGTTACGCCGGAGCGTTGCGCGGATCACCCTTGACCAGGAGCGCAGCGATGGGCGTTCCAGTGCCGTGCGTGCCGCTGAAGTCAGCCAGCAGCTTGAGGAAGCGCTTGCCGCCCTTGTAGCCGACCTCGGTCACGTCGGCGGCGGCGTGCGCCGCGATCAGCGACTTCACAATGCCACCGGTGACAGTGGTCGGTGCATCGGCGCCATAGATGTCGGCGGCGGTGACCGGCGTGAATATGCCGGGCGAACCGGCGCCATTGTCGTCGGCATGGGTCAACACGAACTCAATCTTGTTCGAGCCGTCGAAGGTGATGCCACCGATGCCGACCGCCAAGAGAATGGCGGCGGAATCGAAGCCCTGAAGATCGAACGGGGCGGGCGTGTTGTCGGCGGCGAGAGTGATAGGACCGAACATGGTAACGGCCGCGACATAGGATGCGAGGTCTCGCATGGGGAGTGTCCTTTCGGAGAGGGGAGGAATGTGGGCCGGAGACGAGCCCCGGCCCGATTGGCGTCCGTTACGACGCGGCGAACTTCATCAGCTTGATGGCTTCGAAGTTCTGGATGCCGCCGCCGACGCGCTTGGTCGTGTAGAACAGCACATAGGGCTTGTTGGTGTAGGGATCGCGCAACGTGCGGATGCCGACACGGTCCACGATCAGATAGGCCCGCTTGAAGTCCGCGAACGCCATCGAGAACGTGTTCGCCGCAGGGTCCGGCATATCGGGCACTTCAGTCACGGGTTTGCCCAAGAGGCGCTCAACAATGCCGTCATTGGCGAAGCTGGTGTTGATGAGGTAGTTGCCCTGCCCGTCTTTCAGCTTGCGAGCCTTGGCCAACGTCGAATTGTTCATGGCCCAGCTCGCGTTCTTGCGATAGGCGGGCTTCAAGGCGTGGAACAGATCGACGATGGGGTCGGCACCAGCAGGCGGTGTGTCGGTGGTTTTGAAATCACCGGAGGCACCGGTCGCGACATAGCCAACCTTGCCCCATGCATAGCTGGCGTTGGCCACCGAGGGATAGGCGAGAAAGCCGAATGGCATTTTGACGCCGTTACCCGAAACAAAGGCATTGCCTTCCTGGCTGGCGAATTCGAGCGACACTTCATCGGCGATCCATTGATCGACGTTGAAGAACGCATCGTCGAGCATCGCCTGCGTCGCTGCGGGCATGGCATAAAGCTCCATGGCCGGGAACGACAATTCAAGCAGCTTGGAACCTTCGGTCTGGGGGCGGTCACCGGTTTCACCCACCCAGCCCGAATTGGTGCCGTGCGTGTTGACCAGCTTCTTGTAGACCGCAGTGCCGATCTGGCGAACCGACGCCATATCGCGGATCGGGGAAACTTCCTTCACCGTTGCGTCGATGCTGGTTTCCATTTCAGGACGGACGGCAAACCCGCCATCGGTCGCGACCTGGGTGTTGAGCGCCTTCTGTTCGAGCGCGCGGAATTCGTCATAGCCCTCGCGGCCGGACTCGGCGTATTTGCCCTTGCGGAAATAGTCCTCGAATTTCTTCGAATATTCCGCCACTTCGGGGTCGATTTCCTTGCCCTTAGAGTCGAGCTTAGGCCGGTTCATCTTGGCGATGGCGGTGTTGACCTCTGACTTGATCTCGTTGAGCGCCGCGTTGAGCTTGTCGAGTTCTTCCTTGGTCACGACATCGGGACTGCCCTTCTCCTCGATCTGTTTGAGGCGGGCATCGTTCTTCGTCTTGAACGTCTCGAAGCCCGTCATGAACTCTTCGACGCTCTTCTTAATCTCGACGAGGGAGCCGGTGTCGTCTTTGCGTTCCAGGCCATGGGGGATGCGGCGCGCGGCCGAAAGCATCGCGCGGGTGCGAGTGTGCATGGTCATTTTGGGGTCTTTCAGGTGAGCAGGGACTTGGCCCTGCGTAGGGACAAGAGCAATTCGCCCGCACCTTCCCGGTGCGTTTGCTCGACCGTCTCGCCGTCCCGGGAGACCAACTTCTTCGTCACAGCAACAGCAGCCTTCGCGGCGCTTTGTGACAACCCACCGTCTCGGTAGGCCTTCTCAAGCTCACGGTCGCCCGGGAGCAGAAACTCATTCTTGATCGCGGTGACCCCGGCCTTTTGGTTCATCGGGAATGTCACCAGCGAAAATTCATAGATGACCGCTTCCTTGATGGAGCGAACAAAGGTCTTGGAATTGATGTCGGCATCGATCGTGCGATAGCCGATGGACAGGCCCTTGATCGCCTTGCGCTTGAGCAGAGCCGTTGCGACCTGGGCCTGGGGCAACTCGCCAAATAGCGTGCCGGACAGTTTCAGCCCGCGGTCATCCTCTGCCATCTCATCCCACAGCCCGATGGGCTCGGAACTCATGTGCTGCCAGAGGATCGGCGGCATGGCCTTGCGCTTCTGCCACTCTGCAATCGATTTCTTGAACGCGCCGGGCAGGATGATGTCGCCGCCGCTGTCCACGTTGTTGAACACAGCCCCGTACCCCGTGATGTGGCAATCGTTCGGGTTCGCATTGGGATCGACGGCGGGATCAGCCGCGGGGTCGGCCAGCTTCCATTCAAGATCGCCTTCACAGGTTAGGTGCTCGGAATCCGGCGCAACGTCTTTTTGCTCAAGCGGAAGGAACAAGCGGTTGATGCGCATGGGCGTCACCTCTGGTCAGGCGGTTGAATTAGGCGATCCCATCAGCGGGATGGCGGCGTCTCACGACGGCGCGGGCCGCGCTCGCCGCGCGCGGGATGCGTTATCTGTTTTGGGCGTTGCGCCCGATCAGGCGGTTCGGAATAGGTTCGGTCCGGGTCAGCGCGGCACGTTTGTGAAGGGCGACACAGCGGCAACCCATGATCTCTCTGGCCGGGCCGAGCGGATCACCAGGAAAGCGCAGGTAATAGCCGCCGACCGTGAATGGGTGATCGAGGTCGACAATCTGTCCATCGGCAATCGCGTGGGTGGGCCGGACCTTTGTGTCTTCCATCGAAACCCAGATACGGACGATGGGAAGGTTGGTGAAGCGGGCCGCGTTGTCACTGGCTTGGCCCGCTGTGGCATGGCTCAGCGTGGCGGCGATGATGCGGGATCGGACCACGGCGCGGTCACCGCCCAGGGCGTCGGCCAGGCGCTGTCCGATCTCGATTTCGTCAACACCTTCCGCAACCGCCGCATCCACGACCTTCGCGATGACCTTGGCAGTCGTGTTGCCTACCTTGCGCATCTGATCGGCCACAAATGGCGCAACCCAGTCCTGTGTGGCGCGCACCGCGGCGTCTGTGACGGTCGGTGATGTGACGCCGAGGCTGACTGCGGTCCGATCCGCGAAGGCGTGGGCCACGGCATGGAGCCTGCCGGTGAGCAGCGCGACCAGCGTGGTCGTGTAAAACATGGGCAGGATCAGCGCGATAATCTCGTCTCGCTCCCGCTTCTCGCGGGCAAGGCGGGCAGCTTCCTCGGCTATGCGATCAAGTTCCTCTGCCAGTTGTTGGGCAATGACCCGTTCCAACGCCGCTTGCAGGCGAGCCCGGTCCTCAGCTTCCCGCTGGCGCCGGGTTTCCTCACTTGTCGGCATTGTCTTTTGGCTTGGGCTTCGGCTTGGGTTTGGTGTCGTCGGTCGTGTCGTCGGTTTCGTCGTCGGTCGGTGCCGGCCCGCCGCTGATCGTGGCGCCCGCATCTTCGAGCGGGATCATGGAGGACGAGACCAGCACCACGTCGCCGCCCTCGATCCGCGTGTAGCCCTTGGCGATCCGCTTCTCGTTGATGGTGAGCGTGGTGTCTTTTTCGATGCGGTCCCATTGGATCTGGCGTTCCTCGGCCAGTGCGTCGAGGTCGTCGAGGTTGGGCCGCAGCGAGAGCCCTTTGCCGTAGCGTGGGCCGAGCCAGTTTGAGAGGGCGCGCCCGCCGCGTTGCGCGAACGGAATGATGGTCTGCCGCCACAGCGTGCGGTTTGCCTCTTGGTAATTGGCGAATGTGTTGTCGCCGGGGATGCCCAGCAGCATCGGGGGAACGCCAAAGGCCATGGCGATTTCGCGAGCGGCGTCACGCTTGGTCTCGATGAATTGCATCTGCTCCATGGAGAGACCGAACTGTTTCCAGTCGAGCCCGCCATCGAACAGCATTGGGCGACCCGCGTTCTCGCGGCCCTGATGGGCTGCCTCAAGCTCTGCCTTCAGACGATTGTACTGGTCGTCGGAAAGGCTCCCCCCATCCTTTGGGTTATAGATCAATGCGCCGGATGGCGTCGCACTGTTGCGCAACAATGCCGTTGTGAATGAGCCCGCGCCCGTGTGGGTGTCGATAGACCATGCCGCCGGATCAAGCGGTGACATGCCATACCAGTCGTCCAGCGGGTGGAAGGCGCGGACATGCAAGATCGGGTTGTCGGTCCGGTCGAAATCAACGGGGAACCGCTTGGTCAGTCCACCAACCGTGTAATCGTAGGCCATAGGCCAGCCATTGGCGCCGGGCACCACCTTCATGCGCTCCGGGCGATGCGAATAGAGTTCAACGGCGCGGTCGCCCAGCCCATCGACAGCTTCGAGATAGCCGTTGCCGCTCAACATGACGTGCGAGTAGAACGATTCAAGCAGAGCCGCACCGTCGCTCAGCGGGTTCGGCGCCGCCAGCAGGTCGAGAATCGGGTGGCTCGTGATTTCCTTCTCGCCGCTATACAGCGTCCACGGGATCGAGGCCGCACCCTCCGCCACCATCTTCGTGCAGCGGTACGAGATGACGTTGCGCTGATAGCCTTCGACGGCTTGTTGCACCATGTTACGGCCCGGCCATTGGCCCTGCGCCACCATGGTACGAACCATCATCGGCCCGACCTGGCTCGCCTTGCGCTCAAAGAGCCGGGAGAAAATATTCGCCATCAGAGCGTCCGTATCCTGGGTTGCCGGGCAGGCTTGACGGCCAATGCGTTGAAAGCTCCGGCGGCAGCGTCGACCTGATCGTCAAATTGGCCTGCCGGGAAGTTCGAGAGTTCGTCGATAAATGCTTCGTTCCATGCGCCGCGCAGCAGGAGCACGTTTCCGGCCTCGGCTTGGATCGCAAAAGATTCCGCGCGGGTCTCTTTCGAGCCTGTCTCGCGCTCGGCCTGCACCGCAAAGCCGGTCAATGAATTGATGATGATCTGGGCCTGATCTTTTCCGGCTTGACCGGGGTCTTGAGGGATGCGGATGCGCACGCCCGGCCCGTCTTGTTCCGCCGTTGTCTCGATCATGGAGCGGATGACGTGCCCGACATCGCGAGTGCGCTTCACATCGAGCACGACAAATCGCTTGTCGTCGGTCACGCCCATCAGCACGCCAGCGGTCCAGTCTGGCTCTTTGCCTTTGGCCGGGAGCGTTGCCGCCAAATCCCAACGGCGGAGCCGCGATGTGATCCCCACGGGCTCGTCGTCAATGACCTTGAACCAGCCCCGTTTGAATAGCCCGCCCTCGCGCGGGGCCGGGCGCTGCTGGAACTGACCGGCGACGGCATAGCCGCCCATCGTCGCCTTATCGCGATCCACCGTGGAGCGGGGGAACCGTTCAGGGAACAGCAATTCGCCGTCTGCTGTGCGCGGATCTTCAAACAGTGGCGTCACGCATCGGCGTTCCGGCTCGAACTCCATCGGCAGCATCAAATGGGTGTAGCCCAGCTTGAGCGCGAGGATTTGGCCCGACACGTCCTTTTCGTGGAGCCGCTGCATCACAACGATGATCGCGGATTTCACCGGGTCGTTGAGGCGGGAGGTGATGGACTCCCGAAATATCCGGGTGGTCGTGTCGCGTTCGCTCTCGGATTCCGCCGTCTCGGTCGAATGCGGATCGTCGATGATGACCCGATCCCCACGGCCGCCGGTCAGAGACACAAACGGCTTGGCCTCGCGCCCGCCCCGGTCCTTGGTCTCGAATGAGGTCTCGCCCGCCCGGATCAATTCGATGGGCCAAAGCGCCTGATACCATTCCGAGGTCACCAGATCGCGCATCTTGCGCGCGTCACGCTTGGCGTAACCCTCATTGTACGAGGCAGTGAGGTAGCGCATCGAGGGCAACCCTCGTGGCCCCCATTCCCACGCGGGCCAGAACACGCTGACGATCAGGGACTTCATCGTGCCAGGCGGCACATTGATAAGCAGCCGGTTGTCCCGGCCCATCGCGAGGAATTCGCCGTTGGTTATGGCCTCAAGGTGCAGGCAGATCGCCCGGATGTGCCAACCATCCAGAAACACGGAGGCAGGCTCCAAGATGGACCACGCCTCACGAATGAACCCGTGCAGCGATTGGCACCGCGCCCGCACCAGATCGGAATTCTTGCGGACATGCTCAAGATGCCTGTCCCGCTCCCGCCTAGCCTTCTCCGCCTGAAGCTGGGTCAGCGTCGGCAAGTTTAGTCCGGATAGCGGTGAGCTGTTCGAGTTCGGCATCACTAAGCTTTGCAAGTGCGGCCTCGTCCACGGTTCTGATCGCGCCACCGTCAGCGCCCGTCAGTTCATGATGTTGTCGGTCGCGCCATTCTTCGGGGGCGGCGTTCTTCAGGGCGAATATCCGTGCCGTGATCCGTGGGCCGCAGTCGCCTTCGAGCAACCCCCTTTCGAGGAACGCCGTGCGTTTTGCCTGCCCTATTTTTATAGCTTCCGAAAATTCAGGGTTGGTGCGCATCCATTCGTTGATCGTGGACCGCGCTACGCTGATATTTCCGGCAAAGGCTGTCATGCTAAAGCCTTGACCCATATAGTCGATCACCTCGGCGCAGAACCTTGGTTCGTATTTTGTCGGTCGTCCGACGTCCATAATTAACCCCTATCGCCGGGCCTGCTGCCAGCATTGGCCCAATCGGCGAAATGCTCAGGCTCTGCGGCCGCGTACTTTCTCATTTTTGAGGCGACATCAACGAACCCACGTATGCTGCCAGCGCGGGCAACAACCTTGAGCGCCCATTCGTGGACGTCCCGCACCAAAGATTCTCGTGTCAATTTTTCGGGAGGATATGGGTCGAGGCCCGTCAGCCGCCGGAGATGTTTTCTTCCGTTTGCCCTTCGTGTCTCTATCGGGCAGTGGGGCTCGTTCCCGCCGATGGCAACATTTAGGATACCATCTCCACGTGCGCGGGCTTCGGATATGTGCCTGCGCTCCGCCTCGATCCAATCATCTGTGATTTCGAGAACGCGCAGGTGCGGCACTCGACCTATGCGTCGGAGCCCATTTATCCAGCCGTAGAGCGGCGTTGTCCGGCGGCGTGCGTCGCGGAGGTGGCTCTGTAGACGTTTGGTGGAACAATTCGCTTTGCCGATATAGCGGAGAGAGCCATCCAGAGGATCATATAGCCCGTAGATTTCGGCCATGGTCATATTGATCCTCAATCTGGTGAGCCGTCTCGCACGGCCCGCCTGCCCTACAGTGCAGATACCGCTTTGGCCCGGCCGTGTGGTGTGTCGCAGCCCGCATAGCGGGGTCTGGCGGTGCCGGGCGCGGGCGAAGCGAATTCAGTTGAAGCGGCGATGTTGCCGACGGTATGTTTCGGCCATGACCAACTGTGTGTTCAAATATTCCGCGACGCCTAACTGCCCTTGCTGGGGCGAGGAAATCTATTACGCGGAAACCGACCAAGGCGATGTATTCTACACCTGCGAGGGACACATGACTTGGCTGATGCTCGATTCATATGCCGAGAATGAGCCTCGCTATAATCCGAAGCCCGCGGTCAATCAGCGATAACCGGCACAGTTGGGGCAGTAATCTTCGCCCTCACCCAGCCCCACTGTTTTCCGGTGATCGGTCTTCCAGCCAATCGAGCGCGCGTATTCGCGGATTTCTCGCCCGCCATCATACGAGGTGAACAATGGTTGATGCGGCCCCGGCTTACGATCAAGGACTGCGCCGCACCCGTTGCATTTGAGATATTGGCTGGGCATTACCGCCGCCGCATTAGGTTACGCCAACACCCGATGGCAAATCCCAGAGCGCCTATGGAACCAATGATGATCCCGGCCACCTGAACATCTGGATTGCTGGTGGCGAAATAGATCACCGCGCCGACACCCATAAACCCAAGATCGAGCATCACGCGATATGCCTGTGATTTTGTGGTCTTCACCACGGCTCCCGCTGGGGGCCATCTGAGCCACCCGGAGCGAATCATCGCTAATGTGCAATAGGGATGGGGTTATTTGAGATTCGCTGTCAAGGAGTTTCATCGCGTGCCTGCATCTCGGTGTCCCTCGCGGAGGGACAAAGCATCATCACCAGTCGATGTCGTCCCACATATTTTCTTCCGAAAGCTCGGCTTGGATCGCCTTGAGCATCTTTATTTGCTCGTCGATTAATTCTTTAAGTTCCGGTTTTAGGGCGGGCGGCACGTTACTCACCCCTGCTCCATACCGCTTCACCGTTTTCAATGATCGGTCCAGTTTGTCCGCAATGATGCGCGCCCAGGCCCGCCCGTATAGCGCTTTGCCGATGCGTTGAAATTCCAGCCCGGTCAGGATCATCCCCAAATTTTCCTTCCGTCCTTCCACACCCGAAGAATGATGGTGTTGCAGTTTGTGCCAGATGCCGAGAAAGAACCGGGTGGCAGGTCGCGCCAGTTCGCCTGCATCTTCTCCATGAGCGCTCGGAACGCGATGGATTTCCGCGTCTCGCGAAATTCAGTTCCAGCCGACATGATCGCGCAGAGAAACCCATCCGGCGCCAAGAATTTCAATGCATGGATCACATGGTCTATGTCCCGCTCGCGGTCGAACGGCGGGTTCATCACGATGCGGTCATAGAGCCCGGTCGGAGACGGAACGAGATGGAGAAAATCGACATTCCAGACCTTGCCATACACGCGGGCCGACATGAGCATCGCCGCCAAGGCGGGCTGTATCTCGACGCAATCGACTTGAACCCTCGGCGCAAGGCATCGGCGCGCCAGATTTCCGGTCCCCGCGCTTGGCTCAAGAACGCGGAGCGGTGGGCCTCTGTCAGGAGCATCTAACTTGGCGTCTTCGATCAGCCGGTCGGCCGCCGCATCCGGCGTCGGAAAGAACCCGTACCGCTTGGCGGGCGTCAGCTTTGGATCGTAGAGCCCACCGTCGTCTTCCGGCGGCTTCTGGTCGGAAATGGGCGCGCCATAATATTCGCCCAGCAGAAGGTTTACTCGATCCACGAGGTCATCGCGCTTGAACCAGAGGTGAACATTGCCGTTTTTGTAGGCGCGGATCAGGAAATAGTCTGTGTCGATTTCAGTCTGGCGTGCACCCCATGTGCGGCCACGCGCCTGCTCGATGGCGTGAACTGCGGTAAGGTTTATGGCCCGCCCCCCGTCAAGCACGCGGAAGACCCGCTCCACATCCGAAATCGTGTCCCGATGGTTGGAATAATGGTTCCAAAATCCATGGTCATCGAAAACGCGGGTGAGCACCACGCGGCTGCCAATCTTCCAGCCGTCATGCGAGCGAAAGCGCCGGTCCAGGTTGGAGAAGCACTCGGCCATGCCCCGTTTGAAGATCGTGCCCACATCGGCGGCGAACTGCTGAAGCGTGGCGCACACATTCTCAACCGTGACCTCCGGCGGGTCGTCGATAAGCTGCTGGTTGAATTGATCCTTGGCCTTTTTGTCCATCAACCGTTCGAGTTCGGTCAACTGCACGATGTGAGACCACACATCGGTATCGACGATGCGCCGCGCCGTTTGGACATAAGTGTCGCGCGCAGGCAGTTCGAGCGCCGTGTGAAACTCTGCCTTGTCAAGGTGCCGGTTGTAGCGGTTGACGCCCGGCGACGCTGCGCGCGATGCCTTCCCTGCCTCCTCAATGGCTTCGACTGCGCGCGACAGAGCGGTGTGCGCCTCGCCGAAAAGGGACAGCGCGCGGTTTCGGCGCGTCACCAGTTCCTCAACGGTGGCACGCGGCATCAATTCCGTTCCGGGCGAACTGGTCACGCGCGCCTCTTTGCCTTCTCGACCACGCTCAAATCGCATTCCGGCAGCCGGATCATGACAGTGCCCTCGGTCGCGACGAGGGCCTCGCCCTTCACGCTGGAGATCAGCATCCCTACATAGCCGCGGAACAGGTCGTGCCGGTCAATCCGAACTTCGGTGCCGGGCGCGATGCCCTGCGTCACCAATCTGACCCGGCGGGACGCGGCCTCGACCTCATCGTCTTCGATCCGGCGCAGCGAAGGCACGACCGAGGCAGGCACGGCGCGGGGCCTGCCGTCCCGATTGCAGAACAGTTCCTGCACGCCGCGGGTGTTGCTGATCGGTCCGTGCTGCTGCTTCGCCACGTCAAACGCGACAAAGGCATAGGGCGCGAGCCGAAGCTCGGTCACGATGAAGCTGCGCTTGCCCAGCGTCTCCCGCCGATAGGATTTCGGCACATAGACCCGGAAGCCTTGCTCGGTCAGTCCGCGCCGGGCCAACAGATCGAGCCCCGGTTTGCTCCGGTACAGATGCCAGTTCTCAGCCATTTTGCCCCTCGACTTCCCGGTCGGCCCGGAACATTTCGTTCAATTTTTTGAACCGGTCCCGCAGATCATCGGCCGGGATTACCGCTTCGCCCTGAGCGTCAGATTTCACAATGTCGAGTGCGCGCCGGTAAGCTTTCAACTTCGCGGCCCGGTGCGCCGCATCGTCCCTGCACATCGCGAATAGCTGGCCGGGATCGGGGAAAAACTTCTTCCCGTCCTTGGTAGGGGCCATGACATAAGCTTCACACGCCGCGACAAGAATCCGCTGAGTGACGCCACGCTTGGCCAGCAGGGCGTGATACAGGTCCAGCATCCGGGTGACATCATCGCCGCTCATCTGGCCGCGCGGCAGCATCAGCGCCAGATCACGCAAGCATTGGTCGCACTCCTCGCGCGTGACCGGCTTACCGAGGGTCTGGGCTTGGCGACAGATCGAGGAGTGGGCCTCGTATCTCGGCATCAATGAAATCGCCTTCGCCTCCGTCATCGAACAAACTGCCGCGAGCACGCGCGTCAACTCGTTCCGAGACCGCTGAGGCAAAGGATTTGTTGGGAGATTGGGCCCCTCCCGCTGTACCACGTCCGCCATTGCTTTGTGCCTTGTTTTGTTTGTCTTCGAGCCACGAATTTACGAACCGCATCATGCCTTTGGCGGTTTTTCGCTTGTCGGTGTTGGAGATCAACCACCCCCGCATGTTCCGCAGATGCACTCGCACGTCGACCGCTGGGTAAAGCTTTTCGAACTCAACCACTTGGCTTTCGAACAACGGGAATTCTTCGGCTGCGGTGTTGAACCGATTGGTTGGCAATCGGATGATTTCAGGGCCACGGGCTTCGTCCCGCATTCGGGCTTGAGCGGCGGCGCACGCCGCTGCGATAGCGGCTCCGAGCGAAGCGAGGTTTAGAGATTCCCTATCCCTTACCTCTCCCTTTCCCTCTCCCTTAAGAGGGATTTCCGCCGGACTTCCACCGTCTGTCCGGTGGACATCATCAGGCTTTCCACTGGACATCACCAACTTGTCCGGCGGAAACATGGCGGACACAAACTGGACTGCACCCGGAAAGTGCTGACCGATGTATTCTTCCAATGTCGGCGTTATCGGGGCACCCTCGCGACCGGCCCGCTTCCATTCCTTGCGTTGGCGGTCGCGTTCCTTCTCCCAGCGGTATGCGATTTTCTTGCTCCACGCCTCAAGCGCCTTTTCAGCGATGACCGGATGATAGAGACGACCATCAGCGCAGCTTACCCATCCGCGCAGCACATCCTCCCGAATTTCTGGCCAGTCCCTGGGGTGGGCTCCAGCGGCGTCCGCGAGAACATCGTCATCATTCTCGATAGATGCGCAGGGTCGTTCATGCCAGGCGCGCATCCACAGATTGAGCATAAAGAAAGCCAACTCCGGCCTGCGCTTTGCGATGAGCCATGACTTGGATTTCCGAAGCTGTTCAACCTCAAGAGGCATATTCTTGAAATCGGTCAGGTCACACTCAGCAGGAACAAGCGGTGCCGGTAACTCATCGTTCATATTGCTATCCGCCATTCTTCTAGCGTCCTATCGCCTTTTGAGAGGTTGCAATGTTCGCAGGCCGCGACGAGGTTGCTTTCCACATCCAGGCCGCCACGAGATCGAGGGAAAACGTGATCGACGTGAGAGGCACGTCCGCCACAATAGGCGCAACAAAATAGATCACGCGCTAAAACCCTAAGCCGCAGCGAACGCCACGATTGGCCGCTGATAAACTCTGTATGGGGCTGAGCCAGTTCCAACGAAACGCCATAAAGGTACCCACCGTTTTCAATGAACAGCCCTCGTGCGCGCATCTTGCGGACAAATTCCAAAACTCTTTGTCGCGGCCACTTCCAAGCCGCTGACAATATGCGCGGATGGTTTCTGACAAATCCCTCCCCAATCAACCACATCCAGGCTTCGCGCTCGGTGAATTGCTCGTCGGCAAAATCTGGATCGGCCCAAATACTTCGGGCGACAGCGAACACCCCATTCTCGCTCATGCAGTGCCCTTCCTGTTCCGGCGTTGCACGAGTTCACCCTTCTTGGGGCAGGAGCGGGAGTTGGCAATTTTGCCAACCGTGCGCTTCACCGGCTCAGGTTTCAGTTTCGCCATCACGATCTCCGGCACGCCGCCGCACAAATGGCGCCATTCTTCAACCCCACACGTCCGGCATTTGGGCGGCTTAACGGGCATGGGATGGGGCTCCCACGGCCGGATCGGCGCGCCACATGGCTTCACGGGCTCGAAGCTGTTTGCAGATCAAGGTTTGAAGCTCTGCCGGGCTAGCGAGGTCGAGCAGCGCTTTGAGTGCCGCGGTTCGCGTCGTCTTTGCGCCTACCGGTGACCCGGCATCGGTCAGAGCTTTGCGCACCTCGTCGGCCCAAAGGATTCGCGCTGCCATCTCTGGCACCACGGCACGCGGAACAGCTTCGGCAATTACGGTCAGTTCAAGAGGCTTTTCTGATTTACGACCGTAATCTCGATCCATGCCGGACCCGACCAGTAGCCCAACACTTGGCAAAAGGTGGCGAACCAGCTTCGCGTCATCGCAATGGTTCTCTGCCACCACCATCCAGACTTCGGGCACGCATAGTTGGAACATGCCGATCTGGTGGATCAGTCGTGTCGTGTCGTCATAGGCGCCCTTCACCTCGAACGCTGCGATATGTGCGAGTCCAATCGCGGCGACATCGGCGCGAACCTTACCCTCGCCCATCACAATTTCGTGGACGATACGCGCATCGTGCCAGCGGTTACGGCAGAACGCTTCAAGCGCCTCACGCAAGGCGAGTTCGGATCGCGCGGCATAGCCACGGCGCCGTGCCGCGTCATCCGCTGTCATTGCCCACCGCTCGCTTGGTTTGAGAAGTGTCACATCTCAGCCCTCCCCGTCCAAGGCTTCGACGTGAAGCATCACAGGTGGGTGGGCGCCGACCACGGTAAGCACCACCGATCCACCAGCGTTCAGGGCGGCGAGTTCGGCGGGCGTCGGCTCCCATGCCGTCGCGTATGTGTAGCGGTCTGCATCAAAGCGGGCCGGAAGGCTCCCGCATGTGCCGTCCTTTTCTGGATTCCAGTTCCGTGGCGCTCCCAATATGACATTGGTGCCGAATATCCTGCGCGGGATCATGGGGTGGCCCTATTGTGTGACTGTGATCTGGGCGCGATCCGCCGCATGAACACCGGCATTTCTGGATCACCGAACGTGTCCACCGGCTCCACCCTGCCCTGCGCATAGGCCACCGCATCACGCAGGCGCCGAAAGCGCTGGGCGAAGAACCCGTTGCGCGGCCAATCCGGCGGCTGCACCCACCACCTGGTCGGCGCGTCTTTGTCGATCGCCAACGTGCCATTCGGCCCAGTTACGAGGTATCTGCGGAAGCTGTAGCGCTTCAGGCCTTTGCGGGAGGATCTCATTCGACTTCCCCGCAGCCACGGCCAACTGTGGCCCCGCCGTCTTCAGGGTTTGTGAAGTCCAGCCAATGAACCCAGCCGAAATTTTGGCAATGGAATCCCCAATGCGCGCCGCGTGCATCGTTGATGTACGAAGCCCACAAGAACAGCGTCCAGCATGGCTGCTCGATCTCCACACGATGCGGAGACGGTCCTAACCGAACGATCACATCCCCGGCCTTACGAACGGTTCGCCGGTTGATGCCGCCACGATCTATCGTGTGCTCGACATAGCACCCTGACAAAACGATAGAGACGTTGATCCGGTAAGGGTGGTCATGCAGCGCGCGGTCGTCATCGCTGCGCATAAATTGGTGGAGATAGGCCCCGACAAGGGGCTTCCGCCGAATAATGAACCAACGGCGCAGATAGGGATTCGCCAGTGTGCCAATCGTATAGTCTGGCTCTACGCGCCCATAGCGGTTGAACAGCCAATTGAATAGCGCAGTGGTCTTCATGCGGCCACCTCGGCAAACATTTCGCTCTGCCGGGCGTCGGCACGGTCCAGCATTTTCAGGACGGTGTCGCCGCGATGGGCTTTGTCCCAGACAAACCAGCCATTCAGCATGGGCGGCGCGCCCTGCCCCGTGAAGTCGATCTTCCAGCGCATGAGATAGACGCGGGCCGGGGGATGCTTCGCCCAGAACGGCGCGAGACCGCCAGCACCGGGGAAGGACCAATTGAGCAGCAGCGCCATATATTCGACGCCCAATGTGTCCAGCGCGTGATAAAGCCAGCGGGCGCGTCCGTTACCCCAGCCACATTCCGCGAATGGTGGATTGGTCAGGATCGCCCGGCTCGGCGCGGCGTCGTACTCATAGAAGGATTTGATCTGCGCACCGCAGCCGCGATCAATAAGATCGGATGCGGCTACGTCCAGACCAAGGGCCTGCATCTCGCGCACCATCGCGCCATCGCCCGCCGCAGGCTCCCAGATGGATTGGAATTGGCGCAGGCGTGGCAACTCGGCAGAGAGAATCGCGCGCGTCGGTTCCGGCGGCGTCGGGTAAAATTCGTCCGGCTCACGCTCCAGTGCATCCGCCTTCACGATCTCGCCCATGAGATTGCGAACGGCTACTGGCTTGGATTTCTTGCCGGTGGCCCGGAACAGGCCGCGTGCCGATGCTGCGCTCATGCGCGCCCACCCCTGATCTTAGAGAGAACTGATGGGATCGCGTTCGGCACGGGATGTTCTTTCTTCGCGGGTTTTGGCGCGATGGGCATGAATGCGCGCGGTTCGCGCTTCACTTTGCGAGGGGCTCGTCCAGCAAATGCGGCGATCCTCGACTGCGCTATTCGGACAGAAATGTTGAAATGCGCCGCAATGACTTTCGCGTTATAGCCAGCAACCATCATACGGTTCAGTTCGGCCACTTCATCGTCGGTCAGGTGATCGGCTTGGGTGCGTTTCATGCCGCCCCCCTATCTGCGAATAGCGGTGTTCCGCGCGGTGCCCATTCCGGGTAATATTTCGCCATACCCCACGCCCAAACCGCCTTTGCGTCCGCGTCGTTGTCATCTTCAAATGCCCAGCCAAGCTGGCGGCAGCGATCCTGCACCGCACGCTTCGCTTGAGCCCCAGGCAATCGGCCATGGCCGATGAAATGCTTTCGCACCGTGGACACTGCAACCAGCGACACGCGGCACCCTGCCCGCGTAGCAGCCGCCCGCATCGCGCCCGTCAGTTGGATCAGCGCCATGGCGGTATGGGCAGCGTGCTGGCTGTCATTGAGCAAAAGCGGCGCCTCGATCACGACATGCGTAGCCCGGATCATGCGGATCAGCATCGACATGGAATCGCCGACGCTGGCCAGCGTGCGGTCGAACACAAGTTCGTCCGCGCCCGGCAGTTTCCACACGCCGCCCCTTGGGGAGCCGTCATTTGGCCCCCCAAATGAAAAGCCTGTCTTCGTCGTCGATCCGTCGATGCCAATTAGCACGCCCCGGCCCTCGTCTTAGTGATGAATGGCTTCGGCAACCGGCGCGTCTGCCTGCGCGGGCGGGAAGACATCGTCGACATTCACGTCATCGGGCCACAGTTGTTCGCCCTCGCCTTGTTCTGTCGCCGCTGCCAATTCTTCCTTCGTCACGCCCAGACGCTCAGCCGTCAGTTCCATATAGCCGCGTTCGTATTGAGCGGCTGGCGTGGAGCCTTCGGGATAGGGGTTCTCGGCGGCGCGGCCCATCTCGCAATGGCGACGACCAACGCGATAGGCTTCTTCGTCCACATTGCCGTTCTTGGCTTCGAACAGCGCGATCTGGACCGGGTGGCCCTGAATCTCCATGTGCTTCGAGAGTTGGGCCAGTTCGGCGCGGACCTCGTGTTCGTCCATCCGCTCATATTTGAACATCCGGTCGAGCGCGGCGAGATCAACACCCGCTTCCTTCGCGGTCTTGCGCGCCGTGCGGAGGTGACTGTTCGCCGTGGCAGCTTTCTCGGCAAAGCCCTTCACAGAGCGGTAGTGATGTTCCAGGTCTTTCGGCTGCGGCATGTTCATGGTCGCCTGCGCCACATGCTCCTTCACCGCCTGTTTGGCTTCTGTTCGAAGCTCAGTTTTATCTTTGGCTTTCGCGCGCGTGCCCTTGGGCTTCGCTACTTTCGGCGCGCCTGTCGATTTCTTCGCCATTACAATTTCCTTCTGTCGTAAGCGTGAAACGCCTCACGCAGGCATTGGATTGGGTGGAGGAACGCGATCAACCATGTCGGCGGATACGGGTCGCTAACCAAACTGGGATCGCGCAAATAAAAATCACGCCGCCACATCGAGATCATCCTTCGGTGGCGTGATGAAATAGAGCTTGTCCGTGCCGCGTTGGTCGGTCTCGATGCGGTGGATCGAGATCAGCTTTTCCAGCCACCAGATGATTGAACAGACCCGGTTCCAGTTTTCTGGCGCGTCGGGATCGAAGCCCATGGCCTTGTAGATTTCACGGCTTGTCAGCTTTGCCCCGTTGGCCTGCCGCAACACCCGCATGATCGCCCGCTCGAAAGCAGCGTCGCGCTTTTCAAGCTCGATCACCTCGGACATGCGCGCGGGATCAGTGGCGTTTGCGGTGCGGCTCATCCGAAGAACCCGCCCCAATAGAGCAGTCCGCATATCAAGGCCGGAGAAATCGCAACATCAACCAGGTCGTAGCGGTCGCGCTTTTGCTCGCCGTAACGGGCGATGCTGAGGCCGATCCCCATCATCATCAAACCCAGATATATGGCTTGAGGCCAGCCGAGGTGAATCATGCCATGCCCCCGTGGGCTTGTGCGAAAGCGTAGTCCGCCAGGACGAATGCTTGTTCATGCCGGTGCCAGTCGAAATGCGAAAGCATCTCGGGCTGCCCCCGCGTCAGCTCAAAGGCATCATCTTCTGAAAGATTGTACCTCGGCATGAAGTGATCGACGGCCAGCCGCGCCTTCCGATACCAACGAGGTATTTCCGCGATTGGCATTTGCTGCGGAAAGCGGAGCGCAAATCGGACATGGCGAAGCACATCCTCATGCGGCTGAAACCATTCGCCATGCGCCCGGTGTGCTGCTAGTTGGCTATGAAGCCACGCCTCTTCCTCTTCGTCGCCCGGACGGTGCGCGAGGATAGTCAACGGAACAGGTGAGCCAGTTTTGAGGGCCGACAACCGCTGTTTCAGATTGGAGGCAAACCCAATTTTTATGAGCCCTGAGCCCGCGCCTTGAATAAAGTAAACGCGCGGCTGCCCGGCGATACTGCGGCGCCGATGCTCCGACTTAATCCAGTCGCAAATCGCCCAATGCTGGGAAAGATCATGTTCCATTATTCACCTCTCGCTATGGCGAGCATGTCATTGAGGCGGGCGCGCGCAATTGCGCCTTCCTCTCCTGGTAAACGCGCCTCCTGCTGTAGGATCGCGAGCTGCGCGTTAAGTGTTTTGCTGGGATCAATCTGGCCTGCTACCCATTCCTGTACAGGGCCCAAGCTCCGGGCGAGCCTGAATAGCTTTGCTGCGCTGGGAATGGCGCGCCCGGCCTTCCATGCCTTTGCCGTGTCTTTCGAACATTGAGCGGCGCGCGCCAACTGACCGACGCTGAACTGCAACACGACACCTTTGAACTGTTCGGCGAGCGTGCTGTCGTCGGCGGGTGTGAGTTTTTGGCTATGCCAAAGTTTTTGACCCTCTAAGGCAATGGCTGCGGAATTCAGCATCAGTAATTCTCCTCGCGCTGTCGATGTGCCTGGCAGCGAATGACTGGCCGTCCGGCAGCGTTCTTCGCCGGGCGGTCTTTTTCCCAAGATGCGAGGACTTTCATGTCGCCCTCAGATGTTCGGATTTCTTCGGCCAGATCATTACGGGCTGGACGGTCTCATTCAGATCGTGCCCACAATGCTGGCAGCAACGGGGACGCAGCACATGGCGTATGATCTCAATCGAGCGCGCGCGCTTATGCAGCTTTCTCAAATAGCCGCGCTCAACCAATTCGCCGATTATGCGAAAGACGCCGGATTTGGCGGCGAGGCCCAGCGCGTGGCGAATCTCTTCATAGCTGGGGCTGAACCCGAACTGCTCCGCATAGATCTCGATGAACGCCTGCGTTCGAAATTGCTCTTTCGTCAGACCGCTCAAGCGCCGTTCTCCTGTTCGATGAGGGAGACCAGCGCGGATGTCGCCACATATTCGACGCGCAGTTGCAGTGGATCGGGGCCAGACCGCAGTGTGACGCGCAGCGCCTTCGATGGATCGGCAAATAGCCGCTTGATCCGTGTCGTGGTTTTGGATGCCGAGGCGTCGCCAGATTCGGCGCGGGCCATTATGTCTTTGATGCATGTCAGGACATCGCCAATGCGCGACGTGTCGCTGACGATTGAAAGGCTGGTGCTCGATGTCGGCTTCGGCGCTGTCGCCACTCCCCCCGTGGCGCTCATTACATCACCATCAATTCAGAGCAGGGGCGAGCGTTGACCGCCCGCCCCGACTCGTCATCGCCTACCGGTAGGGGGGCTACCGGAGGCAAGGGTAGTTTCATGGAATTGAATGTTGAACGCTGGGCCGAAGCGGAGGCCCGGCTGCTCGGCCTGTCCGTCTGCCTTAGCGCGGTGGCCAAAGCCATCGCAGATGAAAAGCCTGAGTTCGGGCGCGCCATCATTTCGCGCCTCGACGAACTGCTCGACCGCGCGCGCGTGGAGAACTGGCCTTCCGGGGCGATTTCTGAACTGCGGGAGCAGAAGCAGGTTTTGCATCCTCAGCCGCACGGCGAAGAACCCTCACGGAAACCATCGCCGCAAAGTCAGAGCTAGGCGACCTATGCGCGTCCGCCCACCACTCTTTGCGCCGCCGCTCCGCTTCATATTCCTCGCGGTAGATGCGCCGGACATCGGATTCGGTGAGGCCGATCATGCCGCGGACCGGGGTTGTATGAGCGTGAAAACCCGACCACATGCGGCTACAATCCGGGCGACTGAAGCCAACAAGGGAGTGCGAAACCATGCGAAATGGGCAACGCGTAACGCCGATGAAATGCGAATATGTGGACGCAGCGCTGGGGCAGACCGGTGGCGAAGCGCTGATCCTTCTGAGCCCCAAAGTGAAAGGCTCTTCCGCGAACCCATCCCCGTTCGCGATAGATTTGGCCTGCGCGCGGTTTCTGGCCTCGAAGCTTCAAGACCTAATCCGGGAAGCCGAACAGATGGAATGAGTGTCGTCGCCCTGCCCGCCTCGCGTAAATTTGGGCAGTCAAGCGAATGATGGCGAACGGGTTGCCTGTTTACAAAGATTTGAACTGCGCGAGGCCGATGCTCAAAGAGCACGCTACGGTTCCCGACATCCACACACATGGAGGGGGAACCAATGAGAATTACAGTGGACCGAGCCGCAATAGAACGGCGCGCAATGAGAATGTTGATTTTAGGCTCGTTCGCGGCAGCGCGCAAAAGACATTCGCCGCGTTGGTGTCGCGAGCGATTGGTTGGACCAATCGTCGAATATCTGCGCACCCACCCGGCTCCTGTGTCCGGCAAGATAGAGACACTTCCCGTGGTCCGACTTGGCCGGGAGGAAGCAACGCACATCCTTGCCGACCATTGCCGAGCATGTGCGGGGTGCGATTTTGCTCCGAGCTGAATCATGCGGCAGCCGAATTGGAGTGGATGCGGCGCAGAACGGGGATATCGGAATTGTTGGCTTCGGCCAGCGGGCCGACCTTCACACCGGTTGCGTCGAAGATTCGAAGCGCCAACCCTATTGAGACACGCGGTGAGCCATCCACGATCCGACCAATATGGACCTTCGTGCAGCCAACAAGGCGGCCAAGATCTTCATGGGTTTTGTCGTGGACCTTCAGCCAGTCACGAAGGTTGGTAATTTCGGCCGGTTCGCTCATGGCCGACACTAGTAACATGGGGTGTACTATCAGCGCAATATCAAAAAACACCCCATGTTACGACGCCCGACATACGCTGCTTTAAAGTGTTGACCATGGGCAAAAAACAGAAAAATCAGGAAAAGCTTCAGTTTGAGCCAATCGCCTTGCGGTTGGACGAGTGGCGTGAGCGCGCTGGGCTGAGCCGGGAAGAGTTGGGGGCACGCATCAACATGACCAAGGTGTCTGTCGGGCGCATGGTCAACGGCAAGCAGAATTGGAACCAAGAAGCGCTCCAACTCGCGGCTCAAGTCCTTGGCGTCGACTGGGCAGACCTTTTAACCGGGACGGGGAATGGGGGCATTTTGGATGTTTGGGCGAAAATCCCGCCCGAGGATCGCGAGCGGGCGCTCGGCCATCTCAAACTCTACATTCGCGAAGCCGAAGAAAGCGTGGCGTAGCGTCTAAAAATTGAGGGGGCTTTATGAAGTGCGCTTTTTGCCTTGAGGAAATGAACGATGGCGCCAGCGTTTGTAAGGTGTGCGCGCGGACGCAGCCGGTCATCGGAGAGGTTACAGAAAAACGTCGAAATGACCTGATATTCTATGGTTTAGGCGCCACCATAATCGGGATTGTCGTCGTGGGCGCGATTTGGTTGATCTCCGATTCATGGGCCAGAGAGCATACCGTCAACAAGATCGTAGATTGTTTGCATAGCAAAGGGGACCGCGACGCCTCTGCGAGTTTCGTGAATTTTGAAATCGACGATGCGATGAAACAAACGGGTAAGGGATGGCGTGCCAGCCTCGTCATGGCGGCAATGTTTACCACGAAATACTTCAGCCCGCAGTTGGGGCTTTGCTACCTCAGGCCTGACAATATTATCAGCGAGATGAAAGGGAACTGATCAAAGCGCGGATATACTATCTCGGATCTAAGCGTCCCCTGCCGTAACCATCACCGGTAACAGTTGATTGGTAGTAAGGGGGGGCGCGCTGATAATCACTTTGCAACTTTTGATATTTTAAGTATCCCCTGTGCAGACATGTAGAGGGGGCCGATCTGAGCGAAATTGGAATAGAGCCAACAAAGTGGCCGCACGCCCCAAGAGGTCCGTGGATAAGCAATTTCCCCGACCTGATTGCCCAGTGCCATTACAATCGGATGTTTCACCACCCGGCTTATCGGGCGGCTAAATCTGGCGCCAGCGCCGAGTCGGCCCACACTTTGGTGTCAGACTGCATCGCTGACGCCCAGATGGACCGGATCACAACCTTTTTGAATGGGCGGCGGCCCAGGGTTGTAGGCGTCCACTCGGAGGAATCTGGTGGCCGCAATAAAATCCCCACCATGTATGCTGAAGTTTTGGCTGGAGTCCTGAATCTGGACACAGACCCGGGTATCGTTCAATCGACAGTGGCAAACCACTCCGAAGCGCCGTCTATTTATCATCGCTTTGTTTCTCCACCACTTTTTGATGGCTACGTTGAACCTGGGGCGGATTATCTGATCGTTGATGACACCTGCACGGCAGGCGGAACCTTGGCAAATCTGAAAGGATTTATTGAAGCTAGCGGGGGTAGGGTTGCAGGAATGTCGGTGCTGGCACTCCCAAATGTCGCGCTCCGGTACGAGATTTCGCTGGCCCAACCGACACTCAAGCGTCTAATGATGAGGCACCCCAGTCTGGGTGCATACTGGATGGAGGAATTTGGTCATGACCTCGAAGGTCTCACAGAAGGGGAAGCGGGACACCTTCTCAGCGCCCCGTCTTTTGACACCATCCGAAATCGGCTCACTGAGGCGCGACGCGATTGCGACCTCGCAAGAAGCGAAGCGGCTCATAGCCGAGCGGTCGAAACGTCAGAAGAACTCGATCAATGCGTTGATGAATATCCCGGTTCAGATGGCGGCTGAGTAGGCTTCCTGAGTAGTTTTTTGTAACCAAGGCCCCGCTCCGGCGGGGCTTTGTGTTTGTGGCCCCTGCAATCGTTTGCAACGGCCTGCCCGGGTGCCGGTAGCGGTGCCGCCACGCCCTGGTGGTCACCGCCCCCCTTCCTAAGACTGGGATCAGACGAAAGCCGCGGCCTAGCTTGCCTCACACCCTGCCGATTCCCGGTCTTGGAAGTGTTTACAGATCTGACTTAGAAAAAAGTAACATGTGGTGTTCTTTTGGCTTGCGCGCCAAGTAACATGTGGTGTACCTTCCCCTCGACGCTATTCGTCAGAGGGACCAATGCCCAAATCCTCCGCCTTCCCCAAAACTGCCCCCAAGGGCCGGTTAGACGCCGCCCTGACGCCTTCCACCATTGCCCGCCTGCGTGACCGCGCGGCTCGCCGGGGCCGGGCTGGCTACCGGAACGCCAATGTCACGGTCTCCCACCTCGAACAGCTTTTGGAACTGGCTGAGAAGCGGGCGGTGCGGAAATGAACCTCGCACTCGATATCGCCGAGGCCGTGCGCCCGGTGTTCCCCGCCTATTGCGACTTCATAGCTGACCGAATCCACCGGGCGCTTCAGAGCAGCGTGGCTACGGCAGAACACGGCGCGCTGCTCACGGCGACAACCCGCGTCCGGTCCGATCTGCATCCGCAAGGCGGATACCTGCTCACCACCAAGAAAACCATTCTGGTCGCTGATCGGAATGGTCGTGCCTACCGGGTGACTGTTGAAGAAGTCCCTGCTTCGGAGGGCGTGTGATGGCCGATCATATAACTAAGACCTTCATGCACCGCTTCCGCTCTTGGCTGCCGGAGGTTGAATGCAAACGCTGGACGAATCCTGACGGATCAGAGGGCGCAATCGTTGCGCTGACCGCGCGGATTTCGGCCGGTATCACGCTCAAAGCAAGCGTTGAAGTGATGGCGGATGCGTCCATCGGCTCCCGCGCGTCCATCGGCGACGGCGCGTCCATCGGCGACGGCGCGTCCATCGGCGACGGCGCGTCCATCGGCGACGGCGCGTCCATCGGCGACGGCGCGTCCATCGGCGAC